TCATTTGCGGTCACGCTGGTCACTCGTTGGGTTGGCGCGCTCCACCCGCTCAACAATCCAATCGGTCAGCTTCTTCCCCTCGGCCCTGGACTGCTGCACCCAGCGCGCCTTACGCTCCTGAGTGACCCGCAGTGGCAGTGGCACGAGGCCCGAATTCTCGGGCGCCTCTCGATCGGATTGGTTGCTGCTCATGGCGCGAGTTTATCGCCAGACGATGGGAGCAGAACGTACTTCCAAAGGTGTCGTGTCAGCCCTCTGTCGTCCTCATACACCTCCGTCATGCTGGCTTTCGCGTGCCCGAGCAACGTTTGAGTATCAACGCCTTGGTGCCGGTACAGACGCGCCGACAGCGAGCGGATCTCATGAAAGGTTGGCGGCGTGCCCTCACCCGTATACGGAGCTGCAGCTTGTTGCGCAAGCCAGAAGCGATGCGAGACAGTCTGCGGATGGAGCCGACGATGCGGCCGAGCCCCGGTGCGCAGCAACCACTCGCCATCAAGCGGCTTGTATTCGAGGCAGTCCCGGACTACTTCAGCAACAGTGATATTCAGGGCATCCAGGCGCAGGGCCAGCGGGATGGCCACGCGAGCGCCCGTCTTTTGCTGCTCAACAAAGAGATGCCCGTCTCTGACGTCGCCTCGCCCGAGTCTCACCAAGTCCGCACGCCGTTGCCCGGTCACTAAAGCCAGCCGCAGGGCGATGGCGAACCACGCAGGCATGCGCTCGCGACTGTAGTCATGGATCGCCGTGAACTGTTCCAGCGTCAACCGAGATCGCCGCACAGGCGCCGGCAGGCGCTTGACATGCAGAGCTGGGTTAGCGTCAACCCATCCCTCCATGAGCGCGACATTGAACATCGCGCGCAGCTCCTGCAGCGCATGACGGGAAGTGACATGCAGGCCGAGATCGTGAATGCTCTTGACGAGCCGCCCTATTTCCCAGGGCCGAATGCTGCGCAGCTCCCGCCCCTGAAACGCCGGCCGCAGGTGTTGCAACACGCCCCGCTTGTTCTGGAGCGTCAGCGGATTGAGGGCCATGTTGTTCAGCGCAGCGAAGTAGCAAGCCTCCATATCCTCGAACGTTTGAACAGGCGAAATGCCCTTCAACTCGGGAGCGCGGACACGCCGCAACGTGGATAAAACGCGGTCAAAAATTGTCATCGTGTTCGTTCCTTGAGATGCCCCCACGAGCCATTCGGCCGAGGGGGCGAACACAATTACTCCGCGTCTGCCGGCAGGTCGATGCTGATACCCAAACGCACGGCGTGGGCCAGCCGCACCAGTCCCGCGATTTCACCGCTACCAGCAAGCAGCTCGACAGGCAAACCATTGGCTTTCGCAACGGCCTTGCGCTCGCTCAACGCTGCGACGGTGCGCAATTGCCCGGTGCGAGGATCAATGAATTTCATCTTGTAGTCCCAGCCACGCGCCTTGCGGTGATGAACCTCTTCACCAATCAGCAGGAAGTCGCCTGCGAACAGTTCCTCGTCACCCTGCTTGAGGTATGCGCCAGGCACATCGTTGGCGCCAAGCACCTTGTTCGGCACCGGGAGAACAACGCCGCCGCGGACAACCTTTGCCCAAAAACGGCAACGATAGTCAACGGGCTTTACGGAGACGGAGACGGAGACGGATTGAATCGACATGATGTGATCCTTCATGAAGGAAGCCCGGAACCGCCGGGGCGGATGCAGCGCTGTGCTGCCATGGGTGGAAATATAGTCTAATTTTTAGACTATCGCAAGGCTTTTGAATTTGTTTTGATGGCGCCCCACCCTATCGTCAATGGCTCCTTATCACTGCCTGTAGCTTGGCCTGAGCTGACCGCCCAACCCACCTGCATGGGCCGTTGCCAGCTGCTGCCTCCTGATCCCAGCGCGCCACGATCTGGGCCTCTGTCCAGCCCTTGGCTGCGAGGTAAGCGTGGTCTTCGGCGTCGTATTGACGGTGCGTCTTGATCTGATTCGTGGCGGTCATGGCGTGCTCCTATTGCGTTGAATCGATTAACGCTCTGTCACCGGCACCAGCCAAGCACTGGCCCGTGTCCGACTGCGCAGTCGGACACGGGCCAGCGCTTGACTCGGCCGCGAAACTCAGAACAAACCTACGGGCTCGGCTGCGCGATCCCAGCTGCTGTAGACCAGTTCAGTGCGCTGCACGCCACTGCCGCCGCCGGCCACGATGTAGGTGATCGGCACGACCTCAACATGCAGGCCAGCGAAGCATTCACGGATGGCCGGATGGTCGTTGATGCTCAGCACGGCCTTGCCCTGCAAGTTGCGCATACGCTCGGCCATGGCCTCGTACTCGGCCCACTCGAAAGGCACGCCATATCCTTCCGTCTCCCAATACGGGGGGTCGAGATAAAACAGAGTGTGCGGCCGGTCGTATCGCTTCATGCAGTCGCGCCAGTCCAATCGCTCGATGTATGCGCCATGCAGTCGCATATGGGCGGCGCTCAGGTCTTCCTCCAGGCGCAGGAGGTTGACGGTGGGTGCAGGCGCAGTCGTGGCCGTGCCCCAAGTTTGGCCGGAGACCTTGCCGCCGAAGGCCTGGTGCTGGAGGTAGTAGAAACGCGCCGCGCGCTCGATGTCGGTCAGGGTTTCCGGCCGCGTGATCTGCAGCCATTTGAATACCTCGCGCGAGGACAGTGCCCACTTGAATTGGCGCACGAACTCCTCGAGGTGCCGCTGGACGATCCGGTACAGATTGACCAGCTCGCCGTTGATATCGTTGATGACTTCCACCTCTGCCGGCGGGCGCATGAAATAGAGCGCCGCACCGCCTGCAAAGACTTCGACATAGCACTTGTGCGGGGGGAAACGGGGAACGATGACATCGGCAAGACGGCGCTTGCCGCCAAGCCAGGGGACGATAGGGTTCGCCATGATGGGCTCCAGAGTTTGATATATTGCCCCCGCCTGTACAGGTGGACGGGGCCTCGGCTGGGCTCACAGGCGCGTTCTGTGGGTTCGGCGGCTTGGTTGGTGTTACAGCACCGACCCGGTCGCCTCGTTCTTTTTTTCAGGGGGCCAGCAGGCCCCGGTCGACGTCGATCTGGGTGCGCAGCAGCACTACTTCATCGTCTCGACGTGCAAGATCCGCTCGGAGTCCTGCAACCACTGCTGCCCCGCTTGCAACGTGCTGAGCGAGGGCGCCGTATCGATCTGCAAGATCGCGGCCGGCAGCGGCGTTGGCCTGGGCTTGCGCCCGGGCAGTGGCTGCGCTGCGTTCGGCGGCGAGGCGCAGCCGCTCAACACGGTCGAGATCAGCGCGCACAACAGCGTCGCGCGCAGGGCGGGCCTGGGTGAATGCATCGGATGCCTCCTGGGTTCGTGTTGCGTGGGTGGATTCGGATGTGGCGAGCTTTCGCTCCAAGGTCAGACTCGCGACGGCCTGGCCGGCCACTTGCTGCGCCTGGGCCGCGATCAGGTGCTGGCGAGCGAGCTGCTCGGTGTGGAGGCGCCAGGTCTGCAGGGCCAGCAGCACGGCAAGCACCAGGGCGCCGGCCTGCCAGGCCTTGGACTTGATGGCTTCGAGCATGGCTACACCCCCAGCCACGGCAAGTACTTCAGACGCCTGGACTGCAGCGGCACGGTGTTGCGCACGTGCTCGCGGTTGATGTCGTAGGCGCTTTGACCGTAGCCCTGCCACTTCTCGCGGCTCTTGACGCTGTGCAGCTCGACGTGGCCGAACCACTGGTCGGCGTCGCAGCCTGCCCGCAACGTGCACAGCTGGCGGTCCTGCTGGAGGTGGCTCCAGCCGCCGTTGTAGGCTGCGTCGCAGAAGGCCACGCGCACCAGTGCATCGAGATCTGGCGACAGCGCCTGCAGGCGTGCATCGCAGCCGCGCAGCTTGATGATGGCCGCGCGCACGCTCAGCTCGGGCCGCTCGTAGACGGATTGCCAGTCCAGATCCTCAAGCGCGGACGGCGCCATGCGCCGCACTTCGTCCAGGCTGTCGAAGCGCAGGGCGCCGGTCTTTGTCCAGGCCCGCGTAAGCTGGGCCAGGCCGGCGCCCTCTTCCCGTGAGGTCTTCAGGCGCGCGGTCGAGGACCAGCACATGGAGTGCGATAGCGATCGGCAGGACTCCTGCTCGAACAGCGCACCCAGGTAGCTGCGGCGGGGGATCTTGGGCCAATGGGCGTTGATCTCGTCGACCACCATCGGCGCCATGGCCTCGGCGCGGGCCAGGCCGGCGGGCTGGCGCGCCGGCACCTCGCCCGCCTGGGCAAACTGCGTCATCGATGCCCAGACGATGGCCACGACCATGGCGCCACGCAGCACACACAGCGCCAGGAAGGCCAGGCCGGCGCCGATGGGGTGCTCGAGGGCCTTGATCCATGCATCGCGGCCGTGGGCATAGTCGGCCATGGCCTTGGACGCACTCAGCGCCACGGCCACGGCCACAGCGGTCCACGACAGCCACAGCAGACGCACCACGGGCTCGCGCCAGCCGTTGGGGCCGAGGGAGTTGATGACGATCACAGCCAGGGGAAGGGCCAGCACGGCCCACCACCGCCAACGCTTGAGGGGATTCACAGGGGACTCCATTTCTTCATGGACACAAAAAAGCCCGCCGGTGTTGCCACCCGGCGGGCGCTGAAAAGCGGGTGCGGATCTAGACGTCGATACGGGTGTAGACGAGGTCCGGGGCCGGCCCGGTAACTGCACCGTCTCGCACGAATACGGGCGTGCCGGCCTCGATCGCCAGAGGGTTGTTGACGATGGATGTGCCACCGCCGGGAAACTCCACGCGGGCCGTGGCACCGATGCGTGCCACCAGGGTGGCATAGAGGACTGGTGGCTCGGTTTGCAGCCGCTGCAGGCGGCGGAAGAGATTGATGATCATGCGATGGACCTTTCGACATCGAGGGCCTGACGGATGGACGGCGCGTCGACCGAAACAGTGATGCCTCGCACCAGCCCCCGCCACGTCTCCTCAGGCTCCTGCACCTCGATCAGGTAGCCAGGCAGGATCAGCCCAGGCCGGGTGCCGCCTGTGAGCAGAGGCACCGTGATGGGCTGCTGGTGCGTGATCGCCGACGCGGCCAGCACGGATTGCCCTCGCATCCGGGCCGCGACTACCTCAGTGATCAGCGCATCCGTGATCTGTGGGGCGAGCCGGTCGCCCGCAGAGCCTGCACGCGTGACATGGCCCAATGGGCGCCCCGGCGCCGTGCCTGCGATGTAGACGGCATTGAAGTGGGCCGCCTGGGCCGGCTGCAGGCTGTCGGCGGTGATGATCTGCCCAGGCATGACAACGTCTGCAGGCGCGCCGGCCCAGGCCCACGGAAGATGGGGAAAACGGGGTGCGATCTGCAGCCGGGGCTCCGACCTGTGGCTGCGCACCACGGCGCCGGCAGCCTCTGCGATCCGCTGGGCCACCGACAACGGCGTGCCGCTGTGGCTCCACACGTTCTCTGGCACCAGCCAGTCGTCGATCTGCCAATCCAGGCCGATGCCCGTGAGGTCGAGCGCATCGAGCACCAGCTGCTGGGCAGTGCGCGGCACGGCGCTGGTCCAGTCCGTATCCGCAAACGCAGGCGCGGACAGCAGCGAGGTGATGCTGCGGCCGGTGAGCTGAACAGCATGCTCGCCAAACTTGCGCGTGCGCGATGGTGGGTCGACCAGAAACACCCACTGTATGCCATCGATGGTGACGCGGATCTGCTGCGGCACGCCCTGCCGTGGCGCCAGTTGGTCCAGCAGCGAAAGCTTGCCCGAGGCCGTCATGGTCCAGCCGTACTCGTCGTCGTTCGTGGTGATGCTGATGGTTTGCAGCGGCACGCGCTCCAAGTTGGGCAGCAGCACCGCATCAATGGTGTGGACAGTCATGTAGACCCTCAATAGCGGAATGACATAGCGCGGCGGCTCGGGGTTGACGCCGCCCTTGCAGCAGAAAAAGACCAGCTCGGTGCTGGCGGTCGAGGCCTGCGAGAACACCAACTCCACGGCGCCCCCAGGCGGCGGCACATAGCACGGCGGTGGTTTGGGGGGATCGACCGGCCGGCCCGGGGTGATGCCCGGCGGCGGCACCATGGCGTCCTGATACCGCGCACCGCCCATGACCACGGCCAGCTGCAGGGCGTCGCCCATGCTGCTGGTGTGCCAGGCACACCGCTGCAGACCGTCGACGAAGGCCTGCACGGTGGCGCGGCGCACGCGGATGGCTTCTTGGAATCGCTGCAGCACAGCCGCCTGGGAGGCCAGGGCGTTGTCCATGCCCTGGCGCGTGACCAGGTGGACGCGGATGGCTTCCTGCCAGGCCTGGGCGGTTATGCCAGCCACGGCCAGGGCGTTGCCTATGCCCTGGCGCGTGTCCAGGCGCAGGCGCTGTGAGTCCTGCCAGCGGTGCACGGTGGCCGCGCCGGCAGCCATGGCCTGCCCGCCACCGATGCGCGTGGTGCTGCTGGCCACGGCCGACTGCTGGTAGACCGACACGAGGGCGCCACGCGCAGCTGCGGCCTCTTGGAAGGCAGACAACGTGCCGCCCACGGCCGGCCGGTCGGTGCGCGTCTGGTAGACAGCGCCGAGGGCGACCCGCGCGCCAGGCAGCCGGATGGCAGTGGCAGCTGTCTTGCGCCGCAGGGCACGGATGCCCACGCGGGCGCCTGGCAGGCGGATGGCCGCCCGCGCGACCGCGTCCTGCCCCGAGCCCGAATCGTCCTCATTGCCGAACACCAGCTCGTTGGGCGAACCACCGGCCAGCGGGCGACGGAAGATCAGCTCGATGATCGCCATGGGCTACTCGATGTAGCTGGTCGGGGCCAGCGTGAGGTAGCCGCCCGCGTACAGCTGGGTGCTGTCCGGGATCTGGATCTGGCCGTCACCGCCCTCAGCCGACACATCCACGTCCATCACCAGCGCGCCCGCCGCCGACACGATGCGGCCCCAGGTCGCAATGCCGGACTCGAGGATCATGGCGCCTGCTGCATCGCGGGCCAGCAGCCGCAGCCGGCCGCCCACGATCTCGCCGCAGGGCCTGGCCAGCGGCAGCTCCACCAGCATGGGCAGGGCCGAGGCCTCTCCGAAGGCGGGCCGCTCGGCGTCTGCGAAGAACCGAACGCAGGCCGTGCCCGAGCCCACGTCCAGCAGCAGGTCGCGCAGCCCCTGCAGGCGGGCCTCGTTCGCAGGCATGGTGATTTCAACGCCGCGCAGGGTCATGGCATGGCCTCCGGTGTGACGCGGTCGGCCACCACGGCGCGGAAGTCTCCCTCGTGGTCGTAACTCAGGACCGTGTATGCGGTGGTGCTGTCGATGCGCGGGAAGTCATACTCGCCCTGGGTGTTGCTCCAGGCCTCGCGGATCAGCATGCCGTCGCGATCACGGTACAGACGCACGCGGCGCGAGACAGGCACCTTGGGGCTGTTCTTGTCCTCTTGCTCAACGGTGCGGCCGCGCACGCGCCCCAGGCCGTTGCCGCCCAGGACATAGTCCAGTTGCCCGGCCGTTCGGACCCGCAGCGGCCTGGCGATGTTGGCATAGATGTCCCGGCCACCAACGCCGACCGCGGCGGTCAGTCCCAACACGCTGACGGGGTACGTGACTTGCGCCATGGCCATCACCGCCACGGGCCTGTGATGTCGACGAACCCGTAGCCAGCGGGCACCGTCGCGGACGACGACTGCGGCAATGCCAACAAGCGCCTGCCTGTACCCTCTTCAAGCAAATAGGAGTCGCGCTCGAAGTAAGGAGCGGTATTTGCTTGAGGCACATATCGGAAGCCGGGTATCAACGCACGAGGAACATCCGACGAGATCGGCTTGTTGTCCACGTACATGCGTGTGAGCTTGAGTTCGCCGTCTACGTCACTGGGAAAATTTCCCAAAAACGAATCGCTCCCTGAAGTTCCCGAACCTATGAAACTGGCATAGCGCGGATTAACCGCACCGCCCAGGGCCGTCAATGCCCTCGGCAAATACAACCTGGTCGCATTGGTGGTTTGCTCAAGCCCACCGAGGTTTGGAGTTCCGTAGCCATCGGAGAGAATCGGTGCCCCCATCAACATAGTGGCGAATGCGTCGCCCGCCCGGCGTAGCGCCAGCAAATCGCCAAAGGCGCGACTGCCGCCTGCGGTGTTTGTCGCCCCAGTCGCCGAGCCCGGGGCAACGTTCTCGAGGAAAAAGCGCGTGTCACCGACCAGGCACCACCGCACCGCCGCCGCGCTTGCAACTGTGCTTTTGCCCCAATACAGACCCACAGCCTGCTGGGCGGCAGTAGGAAACGGCCCTTGCCCCACATCGATGGCCGACATGCTCTCGTAGCCGCGCATGGCGGTCGTGCGAGTGTCTCGGTCATCCACATAGAGGTACATGCCGTAGCTTTGCGGATCAGTGGACCGATACACAGCCTGGTTGGTCCCAGAGAACGGCTTGGCCCAGCCCAGCGGCGCGTACTTGAAAGTGATGCCCGCGCCGGTGTCCACGCTGTCAGGCGCAGCAGTGCGAAACCGGAAAAGGCCACTGGCAGACTCGGACACCCGCTGCTCGCCGTTGAGCAGGGCCTGCGCGGCGCCATCAATCAGCAGCACGCTGTCGGGTGGAGGCGGGAGAGACGCGCCCGCTGTGAATTCCACTGTGGCCACGCCGGCCACCACGGTGATGCGCGTGGCTGCGCGCAGGCCGAAGCCCGTGACCAGGCAGGCGTCGAGCACGGCGAGCTTGCTGCCGACCTGGCCGGCCTGCACGGGCGCCCCATACATGGTTGAGAGAAAGTGCTTGACGCTGGTATCGACAAGGGATGCCATGGGTGATCTCCAAAAAATCAGGGTCGGTCGACGCTGCCGCGCACAAGGTGCTCGAACTGGTAGTCGTCGGCCACGGCCTCGCTGGGCTGCACGGTGCGGATCAGGGCATGGGGGGCGATGCCGCCCTCGGTGTTGATGCGCAGCACGTTGCCCGCGCTCCACCCCTGGCCCCAGCCGAGGGCGCGGATGGTGATGTAGGGCACGCCGCTGATCGGGTTGATGGGCGCGAAATCGACGTTGGTGGAACCAGTGCCCAGATTGCCCACGTGCTCGCCGATGAATTCAAAGGTCGTGGCGCTCAAGAAACGGCACATCCAGCGCTCGGGCAGCGCGCCGGCATTTGTGACGACCAGGGGCGCGATGGTGTCGTTGTAGCTGGCCAAGGCCTCGGGGCCGTCGACCGTGTCCTGCCACCTGCTCTGCCAAGTGGCCTGGTCAAACATCAGGCTGACGCGGGCGCGCAGCGTTCCTGCCATCAGCGCACTGGAGACCACGCTGCCCACGGGAAACTCGTGGCTCAGCTGCTTGGTGATCGCCAGCATGCCGTTGATCTGCACATCGCTGACGCGCGCCATCTCCTCGATGCGGTGCTGGAAGGTCACGGGCTGGGCCCAGCCCGAGATGTCGCTGACCGTGATCTTGCCGGCCTCCAGATCCACGCTCCAGCCATGCTGGATGCGCTGGCCATCGGCGCCGATGACATAGGCCCGTGACAGCCGCACGCGGCCACAATTGATGACCTGGCCGTTGGTTACGGTGACGGGGCCGACCGTCCCGGTGTGGCCGATCACGATGTAGCTGCCCACGCGGTAGATGGGCACGCGACCATCGGGCGGCAGCCGCACGGGGTCCAGGCCGATCACGTCCGCGTCCAGCGGCAAATAGAAGTAGCTGACGCTGTTGTAGCGCAGCGTGGTCGGGTCCACGGGCCAGGGGCGCCAGATGCGGTTCGGCTGCACGGCACCGATATCATCGGCCGAGTACCACCATTCGGTCTTCTGGGCAGGGGTCAGCGAGGTGTCCAACACATAGTCGCCAAACTGCAGCTCGACCACGCCGCTCTGGTAGTCGATCTTGCCGCGCAGGTGCGTGCCCGAGATAACGCCGTCGATGCCAGCCGAAGCCGTGATCTGCTCGCCAGTGGCATCGGAGAGGTTCATCACGAAGCCGCTGGGCTTGATGGGCGCGGCGGCCGTGCGCATGAAGATGCTGGCCGTGGTCCAGTTCTGGCGCACGGTCCACAGGCTCTCGACCACCAGGTCGGTGGCCGGGCCATCGACCACATAGTCGAAGATCCGCGCCACACCGCTAGAGTAGTCCAGCGCGCCGGCCACGAAGCCCAGCGCCGTGGACGTGCGGTCGCGCACAAGCACGCCGTCGTAGTCCTCGTAGACATGACCCATCCACCGAAACCGCACGCTGCCCGGCACGATGTAGTCGGTGGTGTAGGGACACAGGTCCAGCACCACCGGCTCGGGCGTGAAATTCATTGTGTGGTGCTGGGCACTGGCGAAGTCCTCGGCATAGGTCACCGTTACGGTGCTCGCCGCCAGCAGTTCTTCGCTGACCGAGGTATCGCTGCGATCACCGCCCTTGGAGACCGTCGAAAAGCTCGGGTCACTACCGCCGCCGCCCATCGTGGTCTCTTCAAAACTCTGGGCGTTTTCGTAGTCGCTGTTGTAGCCCTCGGTCTTGCTGTCCAGTTGGACGAACTTGATGTTGAGGAACTTGCCCGCGTAGTTGATGGTGCCGTCCGGGCCGAACGTGCCCTGGCCGTCATCGGTCAACAGGTGGCGCACGGTGTCCTGCGTCTTGCTTGTCTGATAGCTGGACCGGCTGTGCGTCGAAGACGAGCTTGTCGATGTCCTTGTTGTCTGCATGACAACGCCGCCCGATATGCGGCCCACTGATACTCCGTCCATGTTTCTGCCCCCTTGATTGTTCAGGCGCCCCAGCGCCGATACTCCACACCGCCGATCGACTTGACGCCCGCCGTGTACTCGGCATCGGTCCAGACCACGCCATCGACGTCAGGCGGCACGTAGTGATTGCCTTCGGGCGAGCTGGTGGCGCCGACCTCGATGTAGACGGCCCCGCCGCTGGCGCGCGCCCCGCCCTGAGCCATGTACTTGCCCGTGGTCGAGCCATCGGAAAGCGGCACGCGCGAGGTGATGACGGGCGCAGGCGCCGGGGGAACCTGGGGCAGGTAGCTGAATTTGCCGCTGCCGCCGTTTTTGGAGACCGAGGTGCCACCGGATGAGGCGCCGGAGCTGGCCGAGAGATTGCGCACGGTGATCCATCCCACGGACACGGTGCCGGGCGCAGGGATGGTGTCCAGGGTGATCGCGCCGTAGCCGCCTGCGTCGAGGTTGACTAGGACGTTTTTGTTGATGACCACCGCGTAGTCGTACTCGATCAAGAACTGCCCGCCCGCATCGATCATGAACTGAGGGCGCAGCAGCAGCGCGGCCGAGGCGTAGTTGATTTCGCCTGTTGCATCGCCCTGTAGCGCACCCTGGCCGTTGCCTGTGGCTGTGCGCACGACGCCGCCAGAGGGCCATTTGATGACCAGCGAGCCCGGCTTGATGCCCTGGTGCGGCAGGCGCATGGCGTGCTCGGGCAGCCGCCAGCCCGTGGCACTGGAGCGGTTCACGAAGGCCGAGGCCTCACCCCACTGGAAGATGATGGAGCTGCCCACGTCTGGCAGTGCGGGCAGCGTCACGGACACCGAGCCGTTCGCATAGTTGACGGTGCCCACGGCCGATCCCGTCAGCTCCCCCTGGCCGTTGTCGGATGCGGTGTACCAGACGCCCATCACCTGGAACGAGACCACCAGCGTGTTTGGCGCCGGGAACGGCTTGAGGATAGCCACCCAGCTGAAACTGCGGTTTTCCTGGCCTACTTTGATACGGCGCGTGTGCGGCGCATTGGGCACGCGGATCTCGCGAGGCGAGGTGGCGAGCACCAGTTGCCGCACGCCGGCCGGGCGTTGGTCCAGCGCCGCAGTCTCGGTGCGGGAGTTGGGCACCAGCTGGGTGTAGATGCTGGCCACCCGCAGCATGCTCTCGCCCAACTGCGCCGCTGCCGTCAGAGGCTGAGCGCCGTAGAAGCTGGCCGCATCTGCGACGGTGGTGTCCCGGATGCGGGTCTTGGATGGGTCCGCCGCATAGCTACGGTTGGGTGGCGACCCCGGGAAGGCGCTGCGCAGCCGGGGGGTGATCTCGCACGTGGTGACGCTGGCGGTGTAGTCCGTGTAGCCGCCGCCGCTGGAATAGGAAAACTGCAGGGTCTCGGTTTCGGCGCGCAGCACACGCACATACTGCAGCACCTGGCTGGCCTGCCCTTCGTTGTAGACGAGGATCAGTGTGCGGCCGATGGTCGGCGCTGGCGTGCCGGGCCGGTGGAAGATCATGATCGAGCCCTGCCCCTGGACGTGATTCTCGAGCAGGTAGCCGCCCCACTCCGTGCCCGGTATCAGGTAGGCCGCAATAGCGGCAGCAATCTCTGTACGGCGCGCGAATACGCCGCAGGGCGCGATGGTGATGGACACATTCGGATCGTTGGGCACGGCCGAGACAATGATGTTGGTGTCCATCAGCGGCTCGGTGGTGGGCGTTTGCACGGCCGCGTGCACCTGTCGGATGGACACGTCGCCGCCGGCCCGGTCCACTTCTGTGATGTCCTCGAAGACGCCATTGCTCTTGCCCCAGGGGATGACGTTGCCCGTGGGGCCGCCGCCGCCGTTGGCGTCATCGGTCATCACCTTGGATTCGAGTAGGCGGATGTCGCCGTCTTTGATGGTCATAGGGTTTCGCTCGCCTCAATAAAGCGCAGCACCAGGCTGCAGTAGTAGTCGCTGTCTTCGGGGTCGCTGTACTCGATGACCGACTGCATCGCGATGGCCCGCGTCTCCTCGGCGTCGCCATGGTCGAAGACGACCTCGAATTCCTCGGCCAGGATGCGCAGCGTCATGCGCAGCCCGGGAATGCCGGACCAGGCCTTGAGCGTGCGCAGCGTCGCTCGCGAGATCCACGCGCTATCGCCGTCGCCCTGCAGCGTGATCGGCTGGCCCCCGTTGCGGGCCATGGCATCGATGACCAGCGTGCCGAAGATGCCGCGCTCGGTCTTCTGGGAGACCTTCGACCAGGTCAGCTCATCCACCCAGATCAGGTCACGCGGCAGCTCCAGCACCTGGGCGCCGTTGGACAAATAAATGCTCATGAGGTCAGGCTCCCAACTGGATCTTTTGCTGCTCGATCACGCGCAGCACCTCACGGGCCAGCGCCTCGATGGACTGCTGGCCCGTCAGGTTTGTGGGAACGGGGTAGGCCATGCTGTTGCCGATGTAGATGTTCACGATGCGGTCGATGCGCCCGCCACTACCACCACCACTACCGCCGCCGCCTTCCCCACCGCCGCCAGTACCGCTGCCACCAGCCCCGCCTTCGGCCTTCTTCTTGGCGGTCTCCATGGCTTCGCGGATCTTCAGCGCGTCAAGCTCCCGGTCAAACTCGAACATGGTGAGATCGCGCATGTAGTTGCCCAACTGACCGGCCGTTGTACGGAACGGGTTGTCGCGCTCGTACTGCTCCAGCCAGGCCTGTTTCCAGGCCTCGGCCTCCTCCCGGCTGTTGAACGTGGGCACAAGATCCTGGGCAGCGGTTGTGCCCCTGTTCATGTACTTGGAGTCGTCGAGCTCGCGGTTGCGGTTGTCCTGCCTCTGCTGGAAGGCTGCGCTTAGCATCTGCCCCTGCTTGACCAGTTGCTGGACCTTGTCGGAGACCTTGTCTGCCTCGATGCCCATGCTGCGCAGAACGTCTGCAGCGGTGCGCCCCAGATCCTTGAACTGATCGCCGGCCGACTTGGCCGAACGGCCAATGTCCCCGACTGACTTGAGGGTCGCGCGACCCGCATCGTCGACCTCAATCTTGAAGCCGCGTACTGAAGCTGCCGACTTGACCCATTCGGGCGCAATACCCTTGTTTGCCGCGATCGCATCTTCGGCCGCTTTTTTGAAGCCTTCACTCAGCTCCCGCGCGCTCGCCTTGCCGGAGGACACCATGAAATCAAAGGCAGAGCGTGAGCTGGTCGCCACTTGCTTGAGCGCCTCATCGGACGTGACGCCCAGCGCCTTCATGGCCTCGCGCAGGCTGTTGATGCCGGGCTTGGCCTTGTCCAGGGCATCGGACAATTCCAGCGCCTTGGTCTTCGCCTGGTCGAGGAGTCCGTCCGCCACCTTGTCGCCCAGGACCTTGCGCAGCTGCTCGACGCGCACGCGCACCTCGTCGAGGGCCTTCTGGCTGTCGGCGGTGTTGATGGCCTTGACCAGGCTGGCCTCGAGCACGCGGCCGGTGTCAATACCCTGCTGCTTGAGGCGATCGAGACCCCGGATCACGACATCAAGATCATTCAGCGCGCTGCGCGACGCCTTGCCAATGCCGCCCTCCAGGGCCGTGAACTCCAGCCCCGTGCGCTGCACGGCTGCCCGCAGGACGTTGTCCATCATCTCGGCCACGCGCTCACCCTCTCGCGTGGCCGCCGCGAGGGCACCCTGCAGGCGTTGGCGCAGACCGTTGACGACTTCCTCAGAGGCGCCCGACTTGATGGCGTCTTCGATCTGCTTGCCCAGCTTCTTGGCCTCGCTGCCCGCCGTGGCAAAGGCCTGCCGCGCAAGGATCTCGAACTTCATCAGATCCTGCCCGTCCAGCGCCTTGGCCCAGGCGCCCTGGAATTCGCTCGCGCTGATCTTTCCGTCAGCGACCAGCTTGTCCAGCACGGCCGAGGCGTTGCGGATGCCCGGCGCCGATCCCAGATCAAAATCCTTACCGATCTTTGCGATAGCCTCTGCCGCCGTATCGCCCTCCTTGCGCAGCTTGTCAAACTGGCCGATCAGTCCTGTCGACTCCTTGTTGAGGTCAAAACTTCGGTTGCGGACTTCCTCGAGGGCCACAGCCTGGCGGCGCAGCGCCTCGGCATGCTGCTTGGCGGCTTCCTCAGACAGGCGCGACTGGCGCTCGGCCTCTTCCAGGGACTTGCCGTAGCCCATGGCCTTGGCGGCGGTCTCACCCAGCCAAACGCCCAGTCGCTGAATCTCCGGTGCCAGGAACGTCAGCGCGACGCCCAAGCCTAGCGGGCCTCCGAGCAGGCCCGTGAGTGCGCCTACACCTCGGCCCAAGATACCCACACTTGTGTTGGCCGAGGCAGCAGCGGCAGCAAAACGACCTTTGGCCGCCACCGAGGCGTCGAGGGCAGCCGTGCTCTGCGCGGTCTGCCGCTGCAATTCCCCCTGGGTGGCATTCACGCCCTTGAGGGCGTTACCCAGCTCGCCCCAGGACTTGGCATTCGCAGTCTGGGCGGCGGTGCTGGTGGCAGAGGCAGCAGCGTTGGCCGCCTGGGCCGCCGCGCTGGCGTTGACAGCGATGGCATTGGCACGGTGCGCGGCCGTGTTGGCGGTCGTGGCCACGCTGTTGGCCTCGACCGCCTGGGTGGCCGCGATCGTCTTGGCGGCCCAGCCGGCAAACCATTCGGCAATCTTGGCGATCTGCATCGCGCCCCAGACCTTGCCCGCCATCGTCAGCGTGTTGACCAGAATGTCGAGGTTGCCGGCCAGGGCGTCGATGACCTTGGCAGCGTTCGTGCTGCTGATCAGCCCCTTGTCGGCTGCGCCCACATACAGGGTCCACTGCGTGGAAAGATTCTGCAGGGCACGGCCCACGGTGGGCGGCAGCTTGCCGTACTCGCGCGCCACGACATCTGCCTGGCCCTCCAGGGCCTTCATGACGGTTTCCGCCGTCAGGGCGCCCTGCCCGGCCATCTCCCGCAGCTCGCCCGTGGTGACGTTCAGACCCTTGGCCAGCGCCTCCGCCAGGCGCGGAGCCTGCTCCATCACGCTGTTGAATTCTTCACCGCGCAGCACGCCGGACTGCAGGCCCTGGATCAGCTGCGTCAGCGCGGCCCTGGCGGACTCGGCCGCGCCGCCCGACAGTTGCGTGGCCTGGTTGATGGTGGTGGTCAGCCGCAGCGCCCGCTCCTGCGCGGCGGCTGCAGCCATGCCGCCCTCCTGCGAGGCTTTGGTCAGGCGCGCGAACAGGTTGCCGGTTTCCTCCAGCGAGCTGTTGGTCGCCAGGGCGACGCGCTGCACGCCGCCGAAGGACTTCTCGAACAGTGGGCCTTCACCCGTGGCGAGCTTGACACGGGCCTCGAGGTTCTTGAATTCGTCGGCTGTCGCGCCTACGTCCTTGATCAAACCACCGAAGTAGCCACCGCCAATCGCCAGCGTGGCGATCTGCTGGATGCGCTGCAGCTGCGCGCTGATCGATGACATGCCCTCACGCAGCGTGCGCTGGTTCGCTGCCTGCACCTGGGTGGACTGCGAGGATGCTGCAGCGGCCTGCTGGTATGCCGGCGCCATGGCCGCCACGGCCTCTCGGACTTGCTGCACGGCGCCCTGCAGGTTGCGCTCCTGAGCAGTCAGGTTCGTGGTGCTCAGGCCCACGGCCTGCATCTGGTCCCGAACGGCGGCCAGTGTGCCGTTCTTGACGCGCAGTTCGCTCGACAGCTTCGCTGCGCTGCCGATGGCAAGGTCGTATTCCTTGCGCAGCGCAGCCTCGGCATTCTGCGCGGTAGTCGCAGCCTGGGCCGCTTCGCGCTGGCCGGCCTGCTGAGACTTCAGCTCGGCGGTCGCAGCCTTGATGCCGTCCTTCAGGCCCGCGACAGTATTGCGGTAGTCGTCCGTGCGCCTGGCCGTGCCCGTGGTCTCATCGCGCACAGCCTTGAGCGCGTCTTTCTTGCGCTGCAGTTCGGCCTGGGCCTGCTGGGTGGCAGTCGTCGCGGTCTTCTCGGCGGTGGCGAGTGTCTGCGTTTTGCCGCCCGCATCTTGCAGCTCGTTGCCCAGGCGATCGACGGTGGAGACGGCTTTTTCAAACTCCTGCGACAGAGACTGCGTCTGCAGCTTCAGTGCCCCGAATTCGTTCAGCGCCCGCTGCTTGGCGCCCAGCGCCTCGAGGGCCTGGGCTGCGTCCTGGGCGCTTTTCTGCAGATCGCCCTCGAGCACATCCCCGACATCCCGCAGCGTCTTCGCCAGTTGCTCGGCATCGGCCTCGCCCTTGACGGCGGCTTCGATGTCGTATTTGATCTTTGGGTCTGCCATGTTGGGCGCTCAGAGGTCAGCGGATGAAGGGATTGATCTGGTGCATCGCACTGGTGTGCGCGGGATTGCCGCTGGCCCTGCTGGGCCTGTGGCTGGATTCCGAGCGCCTGATGGCGATCGGTGCCGGGGCCATCGCCACCGTGGTGGTGGGATGGCCGGTGCTGCTGCTGATGGGCGCGGTACAGACGTCTGCACCGCGCCGCTGATCAGTCGCCTGCGGTCGGGAGACGGACCTCGTAGCCCTCGGTCTTTCCGGGCGGCGTGACGATCTTTCCGGTCAGCGTGATGGCCGAGTAGTCCGAGCCCAGGAAGTCGAAACCTTTGTTGGCGCCCAGCACGCATTCGTGGACATCCACTTCGATAGGCGACCCGTCGACCATGTTCTTTCCATCGAAGCGCGCCTGGCAACGCACCTGGGTGACACGCCCGCCCAGGATCTTCTTGCCGTCGACAGCCTGGTACGTCGCGGACAGCTTCACCACATCGTTCTTGGCCGGCGCGCCGTCGACCGCAAGAACACGGATCTCCCCGCGCAGCCAGTTGACCTCGTAGTGGGTACCAAGGACAAAGGGATCGCCTGCACCATCGGGGGAGAGAGAGAAGCCCTGCTCCACCAGGTTGCGCTTGCCCACCGGCAACCAGACGCCCACGGCGTTGATCGTCATTTCCTGCGCGGTGATCGTGCCGGCGCCCTGGGTGAGCTTCGCGACCAGGCCCTGGAACTGCATCGCCATTGCGGTGGTGCTGGCGGCCGACAGCTCGATGGTGATCTCGGTGGGCTTGGGCAGCACCACCGAGGCCCGGGCCTGGCCATAGTCGAGGTGCGACCGGGATCCCGAGACCTTCTCCTCGAAATTGGGCTTGATCTCGAACTTGTCGGCATCCAGTGGAGGCCCGAAACCGTCATAGGCCAGAGTGGCCGTGTTCCAGGGGTTCAGCGAGACAAGGCCGCCGGCCAGGATGGCACGTGCTGTAGTGGACATGGTGATTTCCTTCCAAAAAAACAAAACCCGCGCAAGGCGGGCAATCTGCTGAATCGATCCGACGCCTATGTCGGATCGCGGTAGGCGAGCGTGAACAGGCCCAGCACCAGGGCGCCGCCCACGTCGATGTTTTCGAGCTGGTAGCGCACCTCGCCCTCGGCCATGCCGCCGCCCTCGATCTCGATGCCCATCTGCGTGAGCAGCGGCATGCACTCGAGCACGGCACGCTTGGCGACGCGGTAGTCGGCATGGGCCTGCTCGCGTGCGGCTTCCACCCGGCTGATGACACCGAGGGAGAATCCGTAGGAACGTCGGGGACGCTGGCCGGGCTGGTCGCCCCTGGGCTTGTCCGCCTGGTCCTCCACGAACAGCACCCGCCCGCCTGTCTTCAGGTCGGCAGCGGCCAAGGGGTTATCGCGCAGCACAGCACCCTGCAGACCTGGTGCAGCCTGCAGCGCCTGGTAGACGGTGCGACCGATCACGAAAGGCGCGCCATAGCGCAGCACGTCAGGATGGGGCTGGCTCATGGCTGCACGCTGCCCAGCAGCGCCTCCATCTCAGATCCATCGTTGACGCGCTTCGGCTCGGCCAGTACGCGGAAACGGTCACCGATCCGCACGCCGATGGTGAGCTCATCGGCCAGCATGATCAGCACATCGCGCTCGCGCAGTTCGTGCATCGAGGGCAGCCGCAGCGTGCGCTCTGCAGCGAAGACCCGGCCATCCAGGGCCTCGTCGTCTATGACGCCGAGAATCCCTGCGGCCGAGCCCACGACCGCGCCCTGTCGCTCGATGGAGAACGCCAGGGCGAAGTCGTCGCCGTAGAACACTTCGCGCAGGTCGCGGTCGAGGTCCAGCATGGTCAGGCCTTCCCGCCCTTGGCCTTGTCGTCAGCGAGGCGTTCGGCTTCGGCCTTCTCCGTAGCAGCCTTCTCGGCAGCCAAGCGTTCGGCTTCGGCCTTCTCCGTGGCAGCCTTCTCGGCAGCCAGACGCTCGGCTTCAGCCTTCTCCGTAGCAGCCTTCTCGGCGGCCACGCGCTCGGCTTCGGCCTTCTCCGCAGCAGCCTTCTCGGCAGCCAGGCGCTCGGCTTCGGCCTTGTCCGCAGCAGCCTTCTCGGCCGCCAGGCGTTCGGCTTCGGCCTTCTCGGCTGCGGCACGGGCCGCGTCGATGGCCGGGTCTTCAAGCACGCCCAACGCGACCAGTGCCGCACCCTCGTCGGCCTTGAGCGTGATGGTGCTGTCCACGTTGTGGCGCTTCCCGTCATGCTTGACGGGCGACAGTACGGTGTACTTCGGCATGGCCGTTACGCTGCCGCGCCCTGGAACAGGAAGCCCGCTGTGGCGCCGACCAGCTCGGGGCTGTAGGCGTCGGAGACGGGGTAGTACCACGTCTGCGTGTTCTTGTCGAAGTACGGCTCTTCGACTTGGGGGCGGTCCTTGAGCTGGTACGTGTAGCCGTAGTTCGGCGAACCCCGCTGCTGCATCGAGGCCGGCGTGGTGTAGGCCAGGATGGCGTCCAGGCCCCACATGTCCTTGAATTCGCTGCCCTCGTAGTAGGTAGCTTCGCCTTCGACGATGCGGTCGATCTCCAGCAGGCGCTGCAACTGCTCGATGGTCGCCGGCACGCGGTCCACCGTCACGCTGATGCGGTCCAGGATCTTGGGGTGGTTGCGCAGCGCCGACAACACCCGGGGGCCAACGGTCATGACATTCGGCTTCTTGCCGATCTTCTTGCGGATCACTTCCTTGGCCTCGTTGACATCCTCGGCCGGGTTGCTGTTGGGGTCGGTCCACTTGCTGGAGCCGGACAAGGCCGTCTTGTTTTCCGTGGGGTAGTTGGCAGGGTTGCGAGCCAGATCGGAGGCGAGCTTCTCGCGCTCATTGGCCATCACGTCCTGCACCGTGTTGACCGCCATGGCGCCCATGTCGATGCCGGGAACGGCCTGTGCTTCCTCTTCATTCTCGATGGGGACCTGGCCTTCCAGGCGGTGATCCACCAGCGAGTACTTGCCCTTGGCATAGCCCAGCTGGATGCGCTTGGTGTTCGCACCGGGCGCACGAGCCGTGTTCACCAGGCGAAAGCTCTCAGGGCCGAAAACCAGGATGGTGCCGGCTCGCTGGCCGACCTGCACGATGGGGAACAGGATGCTGGCGATCTTGGCATTTGGCGAGCCGTAGCCCCGCGCCACCTCGGTGAGGATGGGATCGACGACGCGGAGATCGGAAAGGTTGGGTTGCGGCATGAGTTTCTCCAGAGAGTGATTCAGGGATGGAATGGATCAGGCGGCAGTGCTGACCAGGCCGGCGGACGGAACCAGCAACACCTCGATGCGATCGCCCGCTGCGGCAGCTGCGCCGAGCGCTCGGGCCACGGGGCTCTTGCTGCCCACGGTCAATGGCACGACGCGGCCCTGCGCGTCGACCATCAGGGCCGCGTCCAGGGTGATGGCAGCGCCCGCCTCGACGATGGAGGTGCCCTGCACATCGACGGGCAGCAGATCACCGGCCTGGGCTGCGCTGGTGCGCGTGACACCGAAGGCAACGCCGCCGGCGGTGGGATAGCCGCCGGACTGCGTGACGAAGCGTTCGGCCGAGACGGCGGCGCTGGCCACCACGGTGAGGGTCAGAGTGGAAATGTTCCCGGAGGGCATGTTGTGCTCCTAGTGAGGGGGTTGACGATCCGGGCGCTCAGCTGGCGTAGCCCAGTTCCTTGAGCGCGGCGACGAGGCTGATGCCCCGCTCCTTCGCCACGGCCTTGGCCTCTTCGACCTGCTGCGCCTTGGTCTTTTCGCCGTTGTCGGCCGGGGCGGCGCTGCCCTTGGCGGCGGGCGGCGCATCCTGCTTGTGGGCCTCGATGGCAGCAGCGCGCAGCGCCTTCTCAGCGCCCAGCACCGCCAGGCTGGCGTCGGCGGCCGAGGTCTTGCCGTCGAAGGCCAGGCCCTGCAGCAGTTCCTCGTGGCCTGGCAGTCCCTCGCCCACGGCGAGGACCGCCTTGATGCGGTCGCGCTCCTGGGTGGCACCCAGGACGGTGAACTCGGCCTGGATGGCCGCGAAGAGAGAGGCGTGGTCCTGCTCGAAAGACGCACGCGTGATGGAATCGGACATTGCTGTTTCCTTTGGATCACGGGTTGAGGATTTGTCTTTGGGCGCAGCACCGGCGCTTGCTGACGGGGCCACCGGCTTGATCACGGCCTTGCGGCGCGACGCGAACTCGGTGGGATCTGCGGCCATGCGGTCCAGCAATGCGTCGAGGGTGGAGACACCGTCCACCAACCCCGCATCGATGGCCTGCTGGCCACGGAACACGCGGCCATCGGCCATGTGCTCCAGAACTTGCTCGGCGCTGACGCCCCGGTAACGCGCAACGTCGTCCACGAACAGCGTGTAGACGTAGTCCACGTCCGCCTGGACAACGGCCCGGGCCTCATCGGACAGGGGCTCGTTCGGCTTGGACAAGCGCTTGTATTTGCCCGCTGTGATGCTTTCCTGCTGCACGCGGGACGAGGGGTCGAACTCGCGGTCCACCACCACGCCGATGCTGCCCACGCTGACGACAGAGCCGCTGACAAAGATGGCGTTGGCGCCGCTGCCGGACCACATGCCTGCGCTCAGCAGCATCTCGCTGGCGTGCACGACCAGCGGCTTGATGGCACCGGCATCGTGAATGGCCTGGGCAAACTCCGGCACGCCGATCACGTTGCCGCCAGGCGTGTCCATCGCCACCACGATGCTGCGCACCCGCGCGTCTGCCAGGGCGCTTTCGATCTGCAGCGTGGCCTGCCGGGTGCTGATGCCGCCCGACACGCGCATGAACAGGTTGGCCTTGGGTGCCATCACGCCGGACAGCTTCAACAGCGCCACGCCGCCGGGCAAGACCTCGTACTCCTGCTGTTCGTGCGCCAGCGGCCGGCCCAGCCGGGCCTCGATGGCGTCAAGATCCAGCTTCTCGCCGCGCAGGTGCATGGCGTAGATGCCCTGGATCTCGCGCAGCATGCCCGGCTCGATGGCCCAGGCGCCCAGGATCATGTCGTGCAGCGTCATGGTGCGGCTCCCCTTGTAGGCGTCCCACCCAGATTGCGGTTGACGTCATTCAGCGAACGCTGCAGGTCTTTGACATCGCTCTTGATGTCGGACAGCGTTTCTTTCATGCGCGAGTCCTGTTCGCGCGTCCGGTCGGTAACAACGGCAGCCTGGGACTCGATGACGCTGATGCGCTTGTCCAGCGTGCTGTATGCCGAGACGCCAGCTACCAAGGCGCCCACGAACGTGAGGATGTGGCCGAGGTTCACCGTGGGATCGAATGCCAGACGGCGGCGCGCGTGGTGCGGCTCGACCAGCGGCGTGAAATCTGTGCTCATGCAGGCTCCTGCGTTGCGGGGTTCTTGGGGTTGCTCTTCGGCTGCTGGGGCGCAGCGGCGCCGGCCTTGGGCGTGGGCAGCATTCCGTCTTTGACCAGGCGCTCGTACTCGGCTAGCTTCTGGTCGTAGGTCTCGTCCCAGCCGCTGCCGAACAGTTCCCACTCGGCGCGCTCGCGCGTCATCAGCCGCGCGTCGATGGCCTCCACATAGGCCTGCACTTCGGCCTTGGGATCGATGCTGCCCATGCTGTCGCCCGGCCAGGCGGCCCGCGTGTAGGCCCAGCGCAGCAGCGGGTCGGCAAAGAAGCCCGGCGCGGGCACGCGGCCAATGGCCACGGCCTCGGCCAGCCAGGTCTCGAACACGGGTTGGCAGAAGCTCAGCGACAGCCAGTAGCGCACGCTGCGGAAGTACACCCAGGCATCCAGCAGCGCAGCCTTGCTGGCGGAATAGCTGGAGTTGAATTGCTTGACCAGCAGCTCGAAGGGAAGGCCCAGGGCGATACCCATCTGCTTGATGACTGCCTGAATGAAGGGCTCGAAATTGGGATTCGGCCGGGACGGGTTGACGAAGGTTGCCTTCTCGCCAGGTGCCAGCCCAACCACGGCCCCCATGCCCAGGGCAATGTCGGCAGGTGCCTCGCTGTGCGTCGCGCTGCCGCCGTCAAACACCGGCGCCGCGTTGCCGCCTGGCGCCTCGATGAACACCGTGAGGTAGGCGGTCAGCACCGCCGCCATGATCTCGGCCTCGGTATAGCGCGAGATCTGCTTGATGCAGTCGATGATTGGTGCCAGGTAAGGCACGCCCCGGGGCATTCCCGGACGCAGGCAGCGGAAGTGGTGCAGCATGCGACGCCGGCCGCTGCGGCCCAGGCGCTCGATCCATTCGCCCTTGTAAGCGCCTCCCGCTGTCGGCAAGCCGCTGCCCGGGTGCTTGTCGTACAGGTGGTAGGCCTCCGGGGCACCGTGAGCGTTCAGGCGCACGCCGCCGGAGACGGTGTCGCTGTCGGCCTTTCCGCCGGGGTTGCCGACGCGATCGGCTTCCAGCACCTGGATGCGCAGCTGGTAGGGCTGGGTGGCCGTGCGCTTGCCATCTGGCAGCAGAGAGAAGCAGTCACCACTTTCCAGCGCGGACCGCAGGACCAGCGCCTGCAGCTGGTAGAAATTCTGCTTGCCCTCGATATCGCACTCAGTGCTGTCGGCCCACAGGCTGAACTCCTGCTGCACTTTGGCTTTCCAAGCCAGGGCGCGGTCCTTTGACCAGCCCAGCACCGCGAGGCTCGGCTGCGCGCTGAGCGCCAGGCCGGTGCCGACTACCCGGTCGATATTGGTGTTGATGGCACCCACCGCGATGGGGCTGGTGCGCGCCAGTTCGCGGGATGCGCCGCGCTGGAAAGGCAGTTGGCGCATCGTGTCCGACCGGGCGTCCCGGGGACGCGGATTCCAGAAGCGGCGTGGAGAGGCAGAGCCGGCGGATGGCATCTCGCCGCCCATGGCCTGCATTGCCCCCAGCGTCTGGACCTTGGCGCGGGACAGCGCCCTATCGGCCGCCCAGCCCGGAGCCACCGCTGCAATCGCGCGGTCAAGCAGATTGAGTTCCATGGCCGTTTACCGGGGGGACAGGTAAGCGACGCGGCGCACGCGGCCGGTCCGGCCCTGCAGGCGTTCGATATTGGCGCGGCACTGCTCGATCCCTGCGCGAACCTGCTCGAGATCGGCACGGCGGTTGCGCCTGGCGGTCTGTCCGTTGCCGATCATGTATTCCTGCGAGTTCAGGATGCGTTGCTCGGCGTCGAGATAGGACTGCAGGCGCTCGCGCTCCTGCGTCAGCTCAGTGGCGGCATCAGTCATTACCAAGATCCTTTGGATTGCAGGTCGGCGATCGCACGCTCGAACTCGGGGCGGAAGCGCGCCAGCGCCACACGCTGCACGGTGCCGCTGAAGTCGAGCCGAACCGAGTAGTCCGGCGCGTCGCTGGTGAAGACGAACAGGGCGCGCAGGCGCTTGCCCTCGCGCCGCCAGATGCCGTCAGGCCGACCACCGCCCTGCGGCTGGCCTACGAACATGTCGTTGGCCAGGCGCCGGCCCTTGCGCAGCTTGGCACCCGTGGCACGGTCGCGCGTGGAGCTGGCGGCGCGGATGCCCTTGAGGGCGTTGAGGATGGTGCGAACCTGGGCGCCGCTGACGTTGCCGTAGGCGTCCAGCTTGGCCGCTGCGCCCGGCATGGCGTACTGCGTGGGCGACAGCACGCCCTGGTAGCGCAGGGCCATCTCCAGACCCTTGTGCTTGCGCACGCCGCCCTCGACCTCCGGGAACAGGAAGTTTTCCGGGGCGACGCCCGGGGCATGCGCGCCGGTCTTGACCATGACGCGCGCCATCAGGTTGTCCTTGGTGGCGGGCTCGATGCGCAGCGCGTTGAGCGTGTAGGGAACGGGGTTGGAGAACACCTTGCGCATCTCGGCCGGCAGATCCTCGGCCTGTGCCTGCTTGGCGCAGCGAGTCAGCGCCGTGGCCGCCGCATAGGGGATCATGCGCGACGGCACACCGCGCACGGACGCGATCACGTCGGCGATCGAGGCGCCCGTGCGTTGGATGGAAAGCATGGATGGAGTCTCCAAAACAAAGCCCCCGACTCCTTTCGGAGACCGGGGGCTGATACCGACTTTCGCTGCTGCGGTTGGGTGTCGGGAGGATGTTTTCTGCGTCAGGCGGATTTTTTAGACCTACCTGAATTGATGCCAATTTTGGGCCAAAGTGTCATATCAAAGCGAGCCCTAAATTGTCATATCCAGAGCTGACACTTTATTCCTTGACTTCTGCGCTATTGCCTGGATTCCATTCCTCAAGAATGGCCTGTGACGCAGAGTAAAGCCGCTTTCGGAACGAGGCCAGCACCAGGTAGTAGTGCTGTCGGCTGATTTCCAGCGCAGAGGCGGCGACCTTCACGGGCGTGACCCGATGCACGTAGTAGAGGTCGAACACGCGCTTGTCCAACGCATCCGGCTGGCACTGGTATGCGAGGTGGAAGGCCGCCAGTTCGGCGCTACAGGCCGCATTCGGACCATCAGTACGCAGCGGCCTGGTGCGTGAGCCGCTGAGCTGGCCAAGGATGGAGCCCATGCTCGGCGACGGACCGTAGAAGCGCCGCGTGGCTTTCCAGGCCACCCAGCGCTCGCACAGCTGGTCGAGATCTCGCTGCTCATCACCGGCATCTGGCTCGGCATCGTCATCCTGGCCAGGCGCGGCGGCTGCCAGGCGCAGGGCTTCGGGGTCGTGTAGATCGTCGTGGCGGGTCATTGGATTCCTCTCGAATAAATGCGGCGGCCAACTGGCGCCGGGCGGGCAAGGGGTGGCAGGGGTGAAGGGGCCGCGACAGGCGGCGGGGGCGGGACAGGTGCCGGTGGAGGCATTGCGGGCGGCGGCAGGACCACGGTCGCCGGGCTCGGCACTTCGGCATGTACAGACGTCTGTACATGCCAGCGTGCCGGCATCGGGACGGGCGCCACAGGCGCGGCCGGCTCGGGCGCTGGCGGCGCCGCCAGCACGGGGGCCGGCACTGGCGCCGGTACAGGTGCAAACAGATCACCGATGGGCGGGATCAGCTTGTCGCGCAGCCGCTGCCAATCCAACGGGGTCCACTTGTGCAGGCCCAGCTGATGGGCGATGGCAAGGTTGTAGACGCTGACGTCCCAGGCCTCATTGCGCGCGCCATTGGGCTTGACCCATTCGCGGATGGCGCGACCCTTCTGCCAGCGCGTACGCGCCTGCTCAACCACCATCTGGTCGAACCATTCGGGTGGCAGCGCATCGTTGAAGTGCATGGCGCCCGGGCCTTCGGCCAGCTGCATGCGGTTGGAAAGCCAGTCCTTGGCGACGTCGGTACCGACCGTCCACAGCTCCACGCCGCCGGGCGTCTTGGTGCCGCCCCAATCGATGTCCACGCGGCTGGGAGCGCTGCCCATGATGGGCTTGTTTGGGCGCGAGGAACCATGCAGCACCGTGCAGTTCAAGGTGCGGCGCGCTGACCCGTAGTTGTAGACGTCCTGCGTGTTCGCGCCGCCGGCATCGATGCCATAGGCGCTGATCATGATGGGCCGGCCCGATGCGTGCAGCAGCGGCGTGCGCCGGATCTCGTCCAAGCGCTGCCACACGCTGCCCGGGGTATCGGGCGGGTCAGTTGGCGCGCCGTTGAGGACGATGTAGTCGATCACCCAATGCTCTAGGCCAGGCCCCCAGGCCTCGATCTGCACCTCCAAGCGGTTGGGCTGGGTGTCAGCCGTCAGGATGGCCACCAGGGCCGCATCGGGGAGCACGCGCAACGGGTACTTCTCCGCGCGATCGCGCAGCTGTTTGGCCGTGGTCACGGTCTCAGAATTCTTGTACGACAGGCCCAAGCGCGTGTTGTAGAACACCTGCATGCCCTCATGGTCGCCACGCGCCAGGCGGTCCTTGGCCCGGGCGTACTGTCGCGCCAGCGTGAGCCATGTCACCGCACCGACAGGCATGTAAAAGGCCGACAGCGTGAAGCTGACCGTCTCCCCATCACCCTGCGCCGTGGCGACCCACCGCGCCCGTCCGCCTGCGGCCTCGTCGCGCAGCATCATGGTCTTGTGCCGCTCGTCGATCTCACACCAGCAGTGCGGGCAGACGAACCAGGCGCGATCCATGAAGCCCGTTTCTTCGTCTCGCCGGAACCTGAAGTTCTCCAGCAGCAGCGGCTGCAGTTCACCGCAATGTGGACAAGGGACGTGGTAGTACTCCTTGGTGCCCATCTCGAACAGCGTGTCGATCTTCGAGAAGCCCTCGATGGCGGGGCTCGAGGTATAGAAGAATTTGCTGTCGTTCGCGTACTGTGTGGCCCGGGCCTCGGCCAGTTCGACGGGATCGCCTTCGCCGTCCACGTTCAATTCGAGGCGGTCGATCTCATCGACGTAGATGTAGGGGGCGGAGACTTCGGCCAGGTTGGCAGCCGAGCCGGCCGTATTCATGTACAGGGTCGCATCGCCCAGGAAATCCTTGGCCTGTACCGTGTTGCGGGAATCCCGGCTCTTGGCAGCGGCCACACGCTCGGCCAGCTCAGGCACGTTACGGATCATCGTGGAGACCCGCGCCGAGAAACGCTTGACCAGGGTATCCGTGGGCTCGAGGGCAAGGATGTTGCGCGGCCTGCGATGGATCAGGGAGGCGATCCAGTTGAGCGCCGTCTGCGTCTTGAACATCTGCGACGCGACCTTGGCGACCACGCGCTTGCAGGGGTGCCCCGGCGAAAGCACCTGGTGCACGCGCCGGGCGGGGTAGCTGTGATCGAAGCGGAACTCGCCCGGTTTGGGACCGCTCTTGGGCAGCTTCATGAACTCTTCGGCCCACTCGTCGCAGCGCAGCTCGGGGTCCGGGCGCATGCCCTCGACAGCTGCCTGGACCATCAGTCCATACCCATCTGCGAGGTTCATTGCGAGGCCTCCCCGGGCAAGACGCCCTGCAGCCTGCGTTCGGCAGCACCGAAGGCCTTGAGCATCTCGTCGTGGATGATCCTCTCGATTGCGCGCGAGTCGGCAAGGCCCACCAGCTGCGGCGCTGCGCGCTGGGGCACGCCCATGGCCTCGTCGCGCAGCGCGCGGAAGGCATCGAAAACGCCGCGCCAGGCCGCCTCGCGGGCCACCAGCAGCTTGGCCTCGCGGGCGTTCTCGCGTTCTTCGCGCTCAACCGACGCACGCTCCCGGCGCACGCGCAGGCTTTGGTAGTCATCGTTTGGCGCAGCGGCTGGGGAATCCTGGCCCTGTGCCGCGTTTTCAGCGGTGGACCGCCCTCCCCCTTGCTCTATCGGCAGCGACGCGCCAGCGCGCCCGCTGTCGGCCCTGGCGCGCGTGTTCTGCTGCCACTGGATGTCGGCCACGGCCGGATCGATCTTCCCGTCGATCAAGGTGATGCGCTGTTCCTTCACGGCCTTGGCCACGGCGGACTTCGCCACGCCCCGGCGCCTCGCGTACTCGGCCTGCGTGACCAGCTCGACGCGCCCGTTCACTTCCACCCCCAGCGTTCACCACTTCGTTCACTTTTCCCCAGACCAGCCACTAGCGCTCGCGCGGGGGCCGAATTACCCCCGGAAAATCCTGGGCCGGGAGTACCTATGCCGGGGGGTGGGGTATACCCCATGCCAGAGGTGGGGGCCGCCGCGCCGCCTGCCGTCGCCAGATCCTGCCTATCCATTTCTTCTTCCTCTCTTCTCAAAAAACAAAGAAGTGATTACGCGGTTACGAGCGCGCGTAAACACGAAACCCGCGCCACGCCTAGCGAGTTACACGATTACGTGGTTACGCACACGTCGCACACGCATACCCGCGCCCATGCACACACGCCCGCACCCGCACACCCACACACATGCATGTGTGTGAAGCGCGTAACGGCATAACCGCGTAACAACCCGCGCCGTTGCTGGATTCCAGCGTTACGCGCCCGCGTAATGGCGTAACCAGCCCGCATCACTGACCTCCCTCTGGCTCATGCCCTTCGGGGGAAGGGGCGCCGCTGCCGTATCCCATGTACTTGCGCAGTGCATCGCCGAAGTCACGCACCGCAGTGGTGGCCCACTCGCTCTCTGTCATGCGCTGGTCGCCCTCGCCCAGAATCGGATCGGTCACCAAGAACATTCGCTCGGTCTTCTTCGCGGCACCAGGCCGCGTGACATTCATTGGCTTGACCCGTGCCGGGTACCCCTGCCCCTCAGAGAAACGCAGGACCATTGGGGTGAAGCGCGTTTGCTTCTCGGGGTAGCGATCGCCGGATCGCTGGCACCACTTGAGGTAGGCGGCATAGGCCTGGCTGACGGCGCAGGCGTTGTAGGGCAGGTCCAGCTCGCCGGCCTGCCACTCGCTCCAGAAGATCTCGGGGCTCTTGCGGTTGATCTCGATCAGCGCCGTCTTGGCTTCCGTCATGGGGGCCGGGGCGTAGGGGTGGAAGTCCCCCAGCGGGTACTTGAGCAGGTAGTCGTAGAACGCGGCCACGCCCCCGTTGTCGCGCCACTCGCCCAGCTTCTTGTAGTACTCGATGTCCTTGGCCCGGGGCGTGTACACCACCAGGTAGCGCCGGTCCGAGTTGTCCAGGGCGAGCGGCTGCAGCTCGTTCGACAGGAACGCGATGTTCATGTGGTTCTTCTCCTCGCGCCGCGTCAGATTCTTGGGATTGATCTGCACGGTCGGCGAGGTGATCAGCGCCTTCAGCCGGTTCTTGTTGTGAACCAGCTCGGCCCTGCTGGACACTTCGTCGCCCACCACGAACAGCTTGCAGCTGCGCCAATCGTTGAACTTGTCCTCCAGCTCATCCTGCCCCACCAGCGCCCCGTACTTGCCGTAGATGGCGACCATGATGTCGAACAGAAAGTTCTTGCCCGCGCCTTCGTCGCCGTGCATCACCACGGCCGTGCGCAGCTTGGCACCCGGGTGCTGCAGCGGGTAGGCCAACCAGCGCAGCAGCCAATGCATGATGTCGCCGGTGTCGGCCTCATCTGGCGTGGCCCGGCTGGTCAGGTAGGAGATCAGCTCCAGCACGGGGGTCACGTCGCCGGCCTCGGGAACCATGGCCATGCCGTCGAACAGATTCACCGTGGTGACCGGGTCGGCCTTCATCGTCGGATCGAAGACCACGTCCTCCAGCCGCACCGTCTTGCGCTTCTCATTGGCCTTCCACATGCGGACCATTTCGGCGCCGTGGGCGTGGCCCATGTTGGCGATCTTCATGATCATCCGCTCGGCACCGTCCCATACGGTGTCCGTGCCGTAGATCAGCACGAAGTTCTCGGCCAGGTGGTTGAACTTCCCCCAATCGACCGTCTTCTCCTTTTTCTTGCCCTGCACTGGCGGATCGGCCTTGTCGGCAGGGGCCTTGCCACCCCCATCCCCAGAGTCGCGCGCAGCTGCGCTCACTTTGGGGGGGCGGGGGGGCGACGAACGAGATGGCTCGGCCTGCGCCTCGCCTGGCGGCACGCGCACACCTGACTGAAAGTCGACGTGCACGACAGAGTTATCCAGCGGCGCTGGCGCGCCGAGAGCCGACGAAGCATGCGACTCTTCGGTCGCATGCGGTGGCGGCGGGGGCGGGAACGAGGCCCCGCCAGCGTCGATATCGTCGGTGTGCTCAGCCATAGCGCCTCGCCATCGCCTCGACCACGCCCACCAGCTGCCGGCGCACCACGTCCAGGCCCTCGAGGACGTGCAGATCGTTGAAGTCGGTATCCTTCGGCCCCCGTGTCAAGGGCTTGAAGATCGGCCAGACCAAGTCGCAGCCGTCCGTGGCTTTGGCCGCACGGCGCGCGGCCGTGCGGCCCGGGTTGAGCAGCGCCCCCGTGCGCTTGTCCCTGGTCATGTAGTCGTCGTCGGCCAGGATCAGGATGCGCGTGGCCGGGAACAGCGCCCGCAGCACGCGCACGACCTCGGCCAGGTTGCCGGCGTCGAGGGCCACGAACACCGGGTGCTGGTGGTCCACCGCCATGCGGGCGGTCAGGCCTGTGGCATAGCCCTCGACCACCATCAACAGCGCCGTGCTGCCGGCGTCGATCTCACCGAGGCGGATGCAGCAGCCCGGCTTGTCGAAGGCCCGCAGGTAGATCTTCATCCCGTCCGGCTTGATGAACTGCAGGCCGCGCAGTGCCTGGTCTCGGGGCAGATCCGGCCGCACCAGGGGCAGTAGCGTGGTGCCAACCGGCAGGCGCACCACCACGTCATCCTCGCCACGCTTGCGGGAAGGCCAGCGCAGCGAAATCGGGCGATCGAGCGCACGGAAGGCCTCGCCCTGCACCTGCTTGCGGTCCAGATACGGCGTAGTGGCCGCGCGCACGCCCTTGCGCCAGATATCGATGGCCTCGGCCGCAGCGTTGGCGATCTCCTGTGCGCGCTCAAGTGCTGCTGCCTCGGCCAGGGCCTTACGGTGGGCGGCCTGGCGGGCGCGCTCGGCCTCGGACAGCGGCGCCAGGTCAATCTCCACCCGCTGCCAATCGCCGCCATGACGATAGGTGCCGAACGAGCCGACCACATACGTGCCGCCAGCGTCTGGCTGCCACAGGTGCAGCTTGTACCAGTCCTTCCCGCCTTTGCCGCACGTGGTCTTGCAGCCCTTGCGTATGCGGTCATCCATGAGGCGGAGATCCCGGTCGCGCAGCTCAATCCCGAAGTACTCCATTTGGCGCAGGACATCCTGATAGTTGTCCATCAGGCCTTGCCCCCCTTCAAGCGCTCGAGTTGGGCAGCGACCTGCAGCGCCGTGCCCATCACCCGCTCCAGCGTGTGCGCCAGGCGGGCAGTCTCGGTGACCGGGTCCAAGGGCACGGGCGGGGCATAGCCAGCCTCGCGCATGAAATAGGCGGTCAGGCCGTGGAAGCCGATCTCGCGCGCCTTGCGCATCAGCAGCAGCACCTGGCCGGGGTTCAGCCGCTCGGAGCGCGAGGGGTTGAGCGCATCCAGCAGGTAGCGCGCGGCTGCCTCGGGCGTCTTCTCGGGGTAGAGCATCTCGCCCACCTTCTTCGCGCCGCCCAGGCGCTGGACGGCCGCCTTGGCCGCGTCTAACTCATCGTCATACATCAGGATTTCATCGTCATCCATGGGTCACCTCTCTACTGTGATCCGGCCGGTTTGCGGCCCCGTTCCGAACCATTCCGAATCTTTCGGAACCGTTCGGAATGCCTCGACGAGGCAAAAAAAAGAGACTTCGGTGCATGAACCCATGCACCGAAACCTCGCAAGAAAAAGCCGCCCAGGCCCATGACGGGCACCGGGCGGAAAATGCGCCCGGGGCGGAACACACCCCTGGCAACCACGAAACCAAGAAAGGACACATCCATGCCGGCCAACACATCACCGCGAATCGAGGAGGCCCTGCAGCGCATCGACGCCATCGAGGCGGCGTTGGGCGCGCTGACCATGCTGGCCGTGCAGCACATGCCGGCGGCCGAGCAGCGGCGCTTCGCGGAAGCGCTGGCCACGTTCGGGGCGGCAGCGGAAAAAGAAGGGGATGTGGCCACGGCTACTCTGCTGACCGGGCTGCACGGGGCGGCAGTGAGTGGGTCGGCCGCGTAGCGCACCAGTCCACCCAGCGATCTGAGAGCCGGGCGGCATCCCACGCAGCGACGTCGCTGGCGAGATCCCGGCAGAACGGCGTGCGGGCGGGGCTTTCCTTGACGCCCGTTACCGGGGGGGCGGCAAGGAAGGCCAGCAGCAGGCTGCGGCGAGTGATAGCCGCACCTTCAAGGCTATGCATGAGCCGCCCCCTGCTCCGGCGCCCTACGGTTAGCCAACTCACGCAATCCGACTTCGCCCTGTGTGAGGACCTCGATCTGGAGTGCCTCTTCGAGGCTCACCCGTCGCGTCCCACGCAACCAGTGGTTGACCTTTCCGGCGCTAACCGGCGGATCAAGGCGCTGCCCGAAGGAGGCCATGGTGATCCCATGCTTCTGAAGGTAGGTTTTGAGCTGCATTGATCCATTATGGATCAATCCACAATGGATCACAAAGCCATGAACTCCATTTTGTGCATTCCACAAGCGACGACGGCTTGGGAAACTTGCTCCATGGATACATGGAGAGATCGGGCGAAGTCCCGCATGCGCGAACTTGGCATCTCGCAGGAGCGTTTGGCCGAGCAGTTCAGCATGACCCCTGCAGGCATGCAGAAGTGGTTGGCTGGAGCTCGGCAGCCCGCCTTCGAGGAGATCAACCAGATCGCGGATCACCTGGGGGTCACACGTACCTGGCTCACATATGGCACCGACCCCAACGACACTACGGATGGCCTTACTGGCCCAGCCAAGGCGGTTGTGCGCAAGCTGATACTGCTGGAGCGCACTGGCCGACTACCAGAAAGCCTCTGGGATGCAATTGGCTCCATGGTGAACGCTGTTGCTCCGCTGCCAGAAGAAACAGCACAAATCAAAAGTCCTGCCCCGGCGAAAAACGGCACAACAAACTAGAGCGCCGCCAAACTCGACTGGAGCGAAGATCTATCAATTTGTTAAACGATCCTCAGGAGGGAGGCCTAGTGACCAGCCATAAGCAATGCCTGAAGTGCGGACACAACGTCCAATACGACGCAGAGCCGCCTCTCGCGTGCCCTTCCTGCGGCGCCGTGTACTCCAAGGTTGAGCAAGCCCTCCGCGAGGGACTGCCGTCGAGACCCCAACCCACCCCAAAACCCTTGACAGGCCGCGCCCCAACAACAGACGTGGACCATCATGCGTTTGCCTCGCAACTACGCGAGGAAAGTATCTACCCCACGTTCCGGGCGGTGGCAAATCTCCTGTATTGGTGCGGCGTCGTTTTGGCCGTTCTTATCTTGCTAGGGGGACTATCTCTGGCAATGCGGGCCGGCATTGCCGCCGCGATCGGTGGCGTTGCAGGCGCAGTACTGGTGTTCGTGCTCGCGCGTGTGGGCAAGGAAATGAGCCTGATGCTGGCCGACCTTAGCGACGCAACCGTTCGGATGGCAGCCCATGCCGAGGGCCACAAGACGTAAGCGGCCAGCCAAGAAATCCAAAATGGATTGACACAAGTAATCCATTTTGGATAATCACCTCCGACACCCATCCCGGGTGCTGGAGGTTCCATGTCCCTTGTCCCCCTTCTCGCGCTCCATGAAACGCTTCAAGAGGCCGAGCGGTTCGTCGCCGGCTTCGAGAACGATCCCCACCAAGAAACCGATGTCGGCCTGCTGCTGAAAAAGCTGCGTGGCCAGGTCGACGTCGTGCGCGTCACCATCGACACGCAGCGCGCCCAAGCCGCCGCCGAGGCCGCGAATGCAACGCTTCCGGCACCAGAGCAGAAGCTCGCCTCCTGCGACCTGTCGCCGGACGAATACGCGCGCTGGGCGCAGCTGCTCGACCCCCTGATCAAGTACGCAGGCCGGCCAGGAGATTGGGGCCGGCAAACCGCGCTGGGCATGCTGACCATGCGCCTGCTGCAGGTCCGCGAAACCCTGAAGCAGCAGATGGGGGAAGCGGTATGAACACCGTCCAGCCCATGCTCGACCTCGTGGAGCACCTCACCAGCGCGCCCGGCGGCCAGCCCAACCCGATCACTGCCAGTCTGCTGCTGTCCTGGCTGGCGCACCCCCTGCAGCATCCGCACGGCAAGCTCAGCAAGGCCCTGATACTGCGCGGCCCGCGCGGCAACGGCACCGGCATGCTGGTGGACGTCATGGAGCACATTCACGGCACGGACTCGCTGCCGCTGAGTAGTGCCAGTGTTCTGGATCAGCGTTTCAATAGCTTTCTGTCCGGCAAGCGCCTGGTGACGTTCGACGAAGCGCCGACGCTCGAAAAACAGTACGAGCAACTAAAGCCCCTGATCAGCAACCCCTCACTGCAGATCCACGCAAAGGGCCATCCCTCACGCGTCGAGCTCAATCGCCTGAATCTCGTTTTCGTCACAAGCAACACAGCTTTGCTGCAGGCCGAGTTCGATCGACGCTACTTCGTCATCGAGACAGCACCAACGACCACCACCACGCCGCAGCTGTTTCGCGAGCTGATCCACTGGCGCGGCCGGGGCGGCGCAATCGACTTCGGCGAGTACCTGCGGCAGTACCCGCTGACGATGGATTTCCTGACCGAGCACGCATTCGCGGGGAGGCCGGCATGAATACCTACCGCGTACGCGTCGCCGGCCGCACCTTCACCGGCGCCTACCTGAGCGGCGGCCTGGCCGTCATCCTGGCGCAGTGCTTCCACCGCGTGCACAGCGCCTCGGCCATCAGGGTGCAGCCATGAGCAGGCCGCGCATTGAACTGGATGGGCCGCACCCCAACCGCCGGCATCAACGCATCGTGCGCCGCCAACTGGTGGCCCTGACTGCCATTGCCGCGGCCCTGATCGCCGGCCCCTTCATCGCATCGGCAATCCACCTGTTCACAGGAGGCTGACCATGGAGCTGCGCATTCAGGGCCAGGTCACCGCCTGTGTCTGCCGCACCACCACGGATGGTCGGCCCGTGCTCGAGGTCGAACTCAAGACGCAGGACGGCCAGGCCGTGCATGCCCGGCACATCTACCCAGACAGCACCGCCAGCAGCAGCCATGCCGCCATGACGCTGGCGCGCCAGCTCAAGGGCCAGCAGGCCGAGCTGTACACCACCACCCCCCGCTTCACCTGGCAGCGCATGGACTGCCTGGCCCAACTCATCCGCGCCGTGTCAACGGCCAGCCCCCGCAAGGATCTCGCATGAAACCCGCCCTGACCCCCATCAACCACGGCGCCGGCTTTGGCACAAATCGCAGCGCCATCGACTCTGCGCAAGAACCTGTGCCATCCGCCAAAGCGCTGCGCCAACGCCGCATGCGCGAACGCGTGACCACGCCAGAGCGGGAACAACCCATCCGGGCCAGCACCACAAAGGGCAACCTGGTGGCAACGGAGCTGCAGCCTTCCGTGCGCCCGGGTGCAATGGACGCCTTCAAGCTGCCCAGCCTGATTAGCGGCAAACGCGTGTATCTCCGGGGGCACTCATGAGCAGGCCCGCCTGCAGGGCCTGCTCGCACTGGCAGCCCGACTCCAGCGACCCCCGCATGGTGCGCCTGGGCTTCGCGCACTGCGGCAAGCAGTACGCACCAGGCCACACGTTCGCGGCCACAACGCAGTGCGATCAATTCGACCCCATGCCCACCGAGCTGCTCGAGGCGCGCCGCAAGGTCGCCGCCGAGCGCGTGCAGCAACTCAACGAAAAGGAGGCCAGCCGTGGCTCCCAAAAATAAAGACCCCCTGATCGACCGCGATGTCGTCATCAGCGCCGAGGCCACGGGCAAGGGCGGCAAGCCCCACCCCCAGGCCGGCCAGCGCGGCAAGGTGATCGGAAAGACGCCCGGCGGGCGCCAGTACCAGATCGCCGTAGGCGACAGCCTGGTCAACCTGCCCATGGATGCCTTCGAGGTGGTGAATGATCGCGGCCCCACTGACGCAGCAGCCCAGCACCCCACGCTGCCCATCATCCAGATCGTGCCCAGCCGCACCAATCGCCGCGTGGTCGAGGACGATGCGTTGCACGACATGGCCGCCACCATGAAGTTGTACGGCGTGCTGCAGCCCTTGCTGCTGCGCCGCCTGCCGGCCGAGCGCCTGCAGGACACCTTCGAGGACGAGGCCACCCGCCACGCCACGCACGAAATCATCGCCGGTGAGCGCCGCTACCGCGCCGCCCAGATCGCCGGCCTGCGCGCCGTCCCCTACCTTGAGCGGGACGCGGACAACATGCAGGCGCAGTTGATGCAGCTGATCGAAAACCTGCACCGCATCGACCTCAACCCGCTGGACGAAGCCCTGGGCGTACAGCGCCTGGTCGAAGACCATGGCATGAATGCCGACACAGCGGGCGAGGCCCTGCGCAAGAGCCGCACCCATGTGTTCGAGTCCTTGCGCCTGCTAACGCTGTGCCCCGAAGCCATCACCGGCCTCAAGGCCGGCACGCTCACGCGCAGCGTGGCCCTGCTGGTGGCCCAGCGGCCTACCCAGGCCATCCAGGCCGAGTACACGCAGCGCGTGCTCACCGGCGGCCCGGACGGCGGCCCCATGAGCTACCGCAGCGCCCTGGACATGGCCCGGCGCAGCTACATGCTCAAGCTGGACCAGGCCCCGTTCGCACTGGACGATGCCACGCTGTGCCCATCTGCTGGCGCCTGCTCGGTCTGCCCCAAGCACACGGGCGCGTCGCCGGAGCTATGGGACAAGAACGATGCGGACGTCTGTACTGACACCGCCTGCTTTGCCGACAAGAAAGACGCTCACTTCGAGCGTGTCAAGGCCCAAGCCCAACAGCGCGGACAGCAGATCATCACCGGCCGCCAAGCGCGCGACATCATGCCCAGCGAAAACGGCACGCCCCGTGGCTACCTACTGCTGGACAAGCCCAGCCAGGGCAGCAGCGCGCCCGTGCGCCAGGTGCTGGGCCAGGACGTGCCGGCAGCAAACGTGGTGCTGATCGAAGCGCCCAGCGGCAACCTGGTGGAGGCCGTGGCCACGCACACCGCCAGCGCGGCGGTGAAGGTCAAGGGCGAGCGGCAAGCGGCTGCCAAGGCCCAAGCCGAGCCGCCGGCCGAGCCCACGCGGGAAGCGCTGAAGCGCGAGTACGAAATGCGCTGGCGCGAGCGCGCGGCCGAGGCAACGATCGACGGGCTCCTGCAGTGCGTGCCCGAAGGGCTGGACCACATACCCAGCCGCATTGCCCTGCAGATCCTGAAACTGCTGGCCGTCCAGACCCCCCCTCGCCTCCTGCACCGCATGTTCCAGGTTGACAGCAAGGCTGGTCGGGCAGAAATGGACTTGGAGAATGCCCTGGAGGATCTCGCCGAGCAGGATCTGCCCGCGCAGATCCAGTACATGCTCATGATGGGTTGCACCCTCGGCCTGGACCAGGGCGAGCCACTCCTCGAGGACTTGGTGGACCTGGCCAACGTGGATCTCGAGTCGATCCAAAGCCAAGTGCAAGACGAGATGAAAGCCGAGGCCGCCGCACGCGCAGGCAAGGCAGCACCCACAGACAAGGCCACGCCCAAGCTCAAGAAGGGCAAGGCCACGGCCGCAGAGGCCAGCCGCGCGATCGCGGACGCGATGGCCGCCGCCGAGGTCACCACTCCCAACTCCATCGAACCGATGCAGCAGGTCCGCATCCGCGTCGACCTGCGCGGACCCGGCAAGAAGCTCCTGCCCACCAGGGGACGCCTGGCCATGGTCACTGAGCGCCTCGGCGACCGCGCGTGGCTGATCGAGCTGCCCATTGACCCCGAGGTCGACCTACTCGACGAGGACGCCCTGGACGCGGCCAAGCGCTGGAACCTGAGCGCCGACTACACCGAGCTGGAAATCATCAATACCGAGCAACAGGAGGCACGCCAATGACCACAACTTCTGATCGTGACAGCCACTTCTTCCTGGCCGGCTTCAACTGCCATATGCACCGCAATAACGCCAACATCGTGTGGAAGGAAGCTCTGGCCACGGCGCCTTCTGCATGTGCTGAGACCCATGGCTTATTGGTGGCCTGCGAGGCCGTCATCGCCGAATGGTCTCGGCAGAAGGGCTTGTTCGCCGTTTTGTCACGGGACGGATGGATGGATGACCGCGTGGCCGAACTGCGTCTCGCCATCGAGACAGCACCTGCTAAGCCCGCGCCCACAGATTGCCCCCCGGCGTGCGTCGACGCACAGACCGAGCCCAGCCGCCACTCCGCACCGGGCTTCAGCGTGGACGCGACGGCCATGCTCGACCAGATAAAAAAGCTGGCCGAGGAACTGATCAAGCTATCGGCCAAGGCCCAGGTTGCGAGCCCTGAGACGCCTGCTGCGCCCGCTGAGCCGTCAGTGGTTACACGCCGGATGCTGAGGAGCAAAGCCGAGCGTGATGTGATCGACGAGCGCCGCCGCCAAGTGAGCGCTGAAGGCTGCTCCACCAAGCACGACGACGTGTATCAGGGTTCCGAACTCGCACTCGCAGCAGCTTGGTACGCAACCCCTCCATTCACTCGGTTTGCGCTCGATGCCAACGACATGAGCCTGTGGCCCATTAGCTGGCTTCCCACCTCGTTCAAGCCGGGTGATCGCCGCCGCGAGCTGGTGAAATCTGGCGCGCTGATCATCGCCGAGCTGGAGCGCCTGGACCGTGACGCAGCCTTGGCAGCAGGCGAAGTGAGGCCTTGACCATGCAAAATCCCCAATTCATCCTGGGCCTCGAAGACGAGTTGGTCGTAGACGAATTCGCCTGCGGCGGCGGCATGTCCGAGGGCATCGAGCAGGCCATCGGGCGACATGTGGACATCGCCGTCAACCACGACAGCGATGCGTGCAGCATGCACGAAGCGAACCATCCCCAGACTGAGCACTACCGCAAGGACGTGTTCGAAGTCTGCCCGCGCAAGGCCACGCGCGGCCGGCCGGTGGGCCTTCTGCACATGTCGCCAGACTGCACCCATCACAGCCAGGCGCGCGGCGGCCAGCCGCGTTCCAAGAAGCTGCGCGGCCTGGCCTGGATCGGCGTGCGCTGGGCAGGCATGAAGCGTCCGCGCATCATCACGCTGGAGAACGTCAAGCAGATCCTGCTGTGGGGGCCGCTTATTGCGAAGCGCTGCCCCAAGACGCGCAGAGTCGTGAAACTGGACGGCACCGTGGCCGCGCCCGGCGAGCGCGTGCCCGTGCACGACCAGCACCTGGTGCCCGACCCCAAGCATGTCGGCCGCACCTGGCGCGCGTTCGTGCGAGCGCTGGAGCGCCTGGGCTATGTCGTGGAGTGGCGCGTGCTCTGCGCTGCTGACTACGGCGCCCCGACGACGCGTAGCCGCCTGTTCATGGTGGCCCGCTGCGACGGCGCGCCCATCCAATGGCCCGAGCCCACGCACTTCAAGGAACCGAAGAAGGGGCAGAAGCGCTGGCGGTCGGCCGCCGAGTGCATCGACTGGAACATCCAGGGCCGCAGCATCTTCGAGCGCGAGAAGCCGCTGGCCGATGCCACGATGCGACGGATTGCCCACGGCATGAAGCGTTACGTGCTGGACAGTTTAGACCCCTTCATCGTGCAGATTGCGAATTGGTCAAGGCATGGGCTGTCCAGCGCGAAAGACCCGCTGTCCACCGTCACGGCTTGGCCGCGTGGAGGATCGCATGCGGTTGCTGCCCCTGTGATGGTGCAGGCCGGCCACGGCCAGGGCACCCCAGACGCGCCACGCTGGAGCTACGGAGCCAAGGATGTGCATCAGCCTGTGGGCACCGTGACAGCCAGCGGCGGCGGCCAAGCGCTGGCCGTGGGCACCATGGTGCAGATGGGCTACGGCGAGCGCGAGGGCCAGGCTCCGCGCGCGCTGGACCTGGAGCAGCCCATGGGCACCGTGGTGGGCGCTGGCAAGTTCGCGGCTGTGGCCGCATTTGTCGAACAGGCGAACGGTGGATTCAATGCCACGCCGGCCCACGATGCACGCTCGCCGATGACCACCAGCACGGCCAGCGGATCACAGCAGCGCGTCGTCACCGCCCACCTGACCACACTGCGCAAGAACTGCATCGGCAAGGAAATGCGAGAGCCAGTGCCAGCCGTGACTGCCGGCGCCGAGCACCACGCGCTGGTCGAGTACCACCTATCGCCCGAGGCAGAGGCCGGCGCGCTGCGCGTGGCTGCATTCCTGATCCGCTACTACGGCCAGGGCGGCCAGCTCGGCGAGCTGCGCGAGCCCATGGCCACCAGCACCACCAAAGACCGGCTGGCACTGGTCACGGTCTGGCTGCGCGGCACGCCCTACGTCGTCGTGGACATCCAGCTGCGCATGCTCACGCCGCGCGAACTCTACAACGCCAACGACTTCCCCCGCACTTATGTCATCGACCGGGGGCACGACGGCCGCGTCTTCTCCAAAACCACCCAGGTGCGCATGTGCGGCAACGCCGTGCCGCCATCGCTGGGCAGGGCCGTCATCGCGGCGAACTGGAACAGCCGAGCAGCACTGAGGAAAGCAGCATGATCCCCGCACTGAGCATCCGCCAACCCTGGGCCTGGCTCATCGTCCACGGTCACAAGGATATCGAGAACCGCGACTGGAACACCACGTTTCGCGGCAACGTGCTGGTGCACGCCGGCCTCACGATGACCCGCGCCTACTACGACCAGATCACCGAAGAGCTGGGCAACGCCGGCATGCTCCCCGCCAGCGGGCTCCCCGCCTACGAGCAGCTGCAGCGGGGCGGCTTGGTCGGCTGGACCCGCATCGTGGACTGCGTGGAGCACAGTACGTCGAAGTGGAAACAGGAGGGCAGCTTCGGCTTCGTGCTACGCGACAGCCGGCCCATTCCCTTCGTGCCATGGAAGGGTCGCCTGCAGTTTTTCAATGTCCCAAAACACGCACTGGAGGCAAGCAGCGATGACCAGCGCTGACACCGAAATCCTGACCGTCGAAGACCTGGCCGAGCTGTTTGCCTGCGACAAAGAAACAGCAGCAGCGCGCGTTAAGTGCGGCGATCTGCCTGGCGTGAAGGTGGGCCGTGGCTGGATCATCCCGCGCCAGGCCCTCTTCGAGCGCCTCAACGAGATGGCGCGCGAAGAGGCCGCAGCCAGGCGCGCGCAGCTGGGCGCAACGCGCGATGCAGCCCAGCTGCGCGGCAAGGCCGCTCAGGCCGCTTCAGCGGCCCCCACGGCTGCACCGCCGGCCGCACTCCTGCCGAGCAGCACCCCAAAGGCAAGGGGCCGCCAGCGGCGAGTACCGCCAGCCCTGCCGCCGCTGGCTGCGGCCGGCTGCTAAGACCACATCCGGGCCGCCAGATCTTCCGCACGGAAGCTGGCGTACCGCTGGGCCATCTTGCTGCCAGGCGCCCAGCCCATGATTCGATGGATCTCTGCCTCGCGGAACATCCAGTCCCCTGTCTTGGTACGCATCTCGAACCACAGGCACGTCGCCTCATGCCGCAGGTCGTGCTCCGTCAGCCCGTCGCACTGTGCATAGCCAAACAGGCTGGCGAACCGATTGGAAAGCCGCGACGAGACCCTGGCCAGCTCCTGCGCATCCTCTTCCCCCGTCCACCACGGAAACACCAGCTGCTGCTCGCCCTCATCCGGCAGGGCCTGCAGGTAGGCCTCCAGCACGCCGAAAAGCTCAGGCCGCATGGGCACCTCGCGGTACTTGACCTTGCCGTGCCACTGCTTGCTGGCCTTGGCCCGGATCACCCGCGTCGCCAGGCTGAACTGCCCACGCCGGAGCGTGTAGGCCTCGCGCAGCCGCAGCCCCGTGTAGAGGATCAGTAGGAACATGGCGCGCAGGGCTGGCGCGTCGTCCAGCTTGATGGTGCGCTCGCGGTCCGGCCGCCGCTCGCCGGCCAGCACCCGCTCGATGCGGTCCAGCTCGCCCGGCAGCAGCCGGCGCTCGCGCTGGACATCTTCCTTGGCAACCTTGGGCTTGGCCTGGTCGCCGGCCGCAGCGTTGAGCGCCTCGATGTCGGCCCGGTCCTTCGGGGTGTATGTGGCCGCACCCTTGGGCAACAGGCGCAGCGGGTTGCCCACCATGGCATCGGGATGCTGCCGCAGCCACCAGTCCAGGCAGCGTGACAGCGAGCCCACGCGCTTGCGGATGGTGCCCGGCGAGAAATTGCGCTCCAGCTTGAGGCTGCGCACCCAGGCCTCGGCCCATTTGTACGTGAGGTCGGCGATCAGCACCTTGCCCACCTCATCGACCAGCAGCTCGAGGACCGGGATGTCGGTAGCCGCCGGCTGGCCTGTGTTGATCCAAGCCACCAGCACGAATCGCAGCCGCTCAGTGGGCTTCGGGGCTGAAGCCGTCTGCTGCACCAGGCCCGCCGGCACCACGCCGGCAGCGAGCAGCTGGTCGACCTGCTGGCCGTACTGCTCGGCCTCGGCCTGGTCGTCGAACGTCATATAGACCGGCTTCGGCAGCAGCTTGCTGCGAATCGTCAGCTCATATCGCCCTCGGGGCGTTTTGCGCACACTCGACAAACTCACCTCCCTGTGAAGTTCGGCCGGAGTGTACTCACCTCATCGACAAACTATGCAAATTAGGCGTGGTTCGACCGCAGTTTCTGCGCGGTTTGAGATCGATTGAGCCTATATTGAATCGTGCCGGAAATGAAAAAAGGCCCCGAAGGGCCTTATAAGTACTTGATTCTAATTAGAATTTTTGGAGGCGCGAACCAGAGTCGAACTGGTCTAACCGGATTTGCAATCCGGGGCATAACCGCTTTGCTATCGCGCCAAGATCACTATCAAACATGCAGCATTGCTGCAGTTTTTAAAACTGGAGCGGGAAAACGGGTTCGAACCGTCGACCTCAACCTTGGCAAGGTTGCGCTCTACCAACTGAGCTATTCCCGCAAAAAATTCAAGCAACCAACCGTCACCTGAATCGGATGTGCACTAGGCACACATCCAAAACTGGAGCGGGAAAACGGGTTCGAACCGTCGACCTCAACCTTGGCAAGGTTGCGCTCTACCAACTGAGCTATTCCCGCTTGAATCATCCATTCTGGCAGCCAACCGCCACCAGAACTGAACACACCCGAAAGCATGTTCAAAATCTGGAGCGGGAAAACGGGTTCGAACCGTCGACCTCAACCTTGGCAAGGTTGCGCTCTACCAACTGAGCTATTCCCGCATTTCTACCGAAGCCTGACATTCTACAACGTCGTTTGCTGCGATGGGATGAATTGTAGCGTAGTTCTTGGAGGGTTCAGGAAAAACGCTACATTTTTTCATCTTCAGTGCTTGACGGCTGGCTCCACAGGCTTGGATTCCGCTGGTGGCGGCGCTGCGGCCTCCTCCTCGGACAAGGGCTCGGGCACGCGCTCCAGCGCCACCTTGAGAACCTGGTCGATCCACTTGACGGGGATGATTTCCAGGCCGCTCTTGACGTTGTCGGGGATCTCCTGGAGGTCCTTGACGTTCTCTTCGGGGATCAGCACCGTCTTGATGCCGCCACGCAGGGCCGCCAGCAGCTTTTCCTTGAGGCCGCCGATGGCGGTGACCTCACCGCGCAGCGTGATCTCGCCAGTCATGGCGACATCGGCACGCACCGGGATACCGGTCAGCGCAGAGACGAAGGCCGTCGTCATGGCCGCACCCGCGCTGGGGCCGTCCTTGGGCGTGGCGCCATCGGGCACGTGCACGTGGATGTCCTTCTTCTCGAAGGCCTCGTCCTTGATGCCGAGCATGCGCGAGCGGCTGCGCACCACGGTGCGGGCGGCTTCCACGGATTCCTTCATCACGTCGCCCAGCGAGCCGGTGCGCGAGATCACGCCCTTGCCGGGCATGATGGCGGCCTCGATGGTCAGCAGATCGCCGCCGACCTCGGTCCATGCCAGGCCCACGACCTGGCCGACCTGGTTGTTGTGCTCGGCACGGCCGTAGCTGTACTTGCGCACACCCAGGTAGTCGGTGAGGTTGTCGGCATTGACGACAACGGTGGGCTCCAGCTTCTTGAGCTGCAGTCCCTTGACCACCTTGCGGCAGATCTTGGAGAGTTCGCGCTCCAGCGAGCGCACGCCGGCTTCACGCGTGTAGTAGCGCACGATGTCGCGGATGGCGGACTCGTCGACCTGCATTTCGCCGTCCTTCACACCGTTGTTGGTGAGTTGCTTGGGCAGAAGGTAGCGGATGGCGATGTTGACCTTTTCGTCCTCGGTGTAACCCGACAGGCGGATCACCTCCATACGGTCCAGCAGCGCGGGCGGGATGTTCATGGAGTTGGAGGTCGCCACGAACATCACGTCGCTGAGGTCGAAGTCCACTTCGACGTAGTGATCGCCGAAGGTGTGGTTCTGCTCGGGGTCCAGCACTTCCAGCAGGGCGCTCGACGGGTCGCCACGGAAGTCCATTCCGAGCTTGTCGATTTCGTCCAGCAGGAACAGCGGGTTGCGCGTGCCGACCTTGTCCAGGCTTTGCAGCACCTTGCCCGGCATGGCGCCGATGTAGGTGCGGCGGTGGCCGCGGATTTCCGCCTCGTCACGCATGCCGCCCAGCGCCATGCGCACGTACTTGCGGCCCGTGGCCTTGGCGATGGACTGGCCCAGGGAAGTCTTGCCCACGCCCGGAGGTCCGACCAGGCACAGGATGGGCGCCTTGACCTTGTCCACGCGCTGCTGCACAGCAAGATATTCAAGGATGCGGTCCTTGACCTTTTCGAGGCCGAAGTGGTCGGCATTGAGCACGTCCTCGGCATTGGCCAGGTCGTGCTTGATCTTGGTCTTCTTGCTCCAGGGCAGGCCCGTGAGCACGTCGATGTAGTTGCGCACCACGGTGGCTTCGGCCGACATGGGCGACATGAGCTTGAGCTTCTTGAGCTCGGCCTCGGCCTTCTTGCGCGCCTCGGCGGGCATGCGGGCCAGCTTGATCTTCTTTTCGATCTCTTCGATGTCGGCGCCGTCTTCGCCCTCGCCCAGTTCCTTCTGGATGGCCTTGACCTGCTCGTTCAGGTAGAAGTCGCGCTGGTTCTTCTCCATCTGGCGCTTGACGCGGCCGCGGATGCGCTTGTCGACGTTGAGGATGTCGACTTCGCGGTCCAGTTGCTCGAAGAGGTTTTCCAGGCGCTCCTTGATGTCCACCAGGTCGAGCACGGCCTGCTTGTTCTCAAGCTTGAGCGGCAGGTGCGCGGCGATGGTGTCGGCCAGGCGGCCGGCATCGTCGATGCTGGCGATGGAGGTGAGGATCTCGGGCGGGATCTTCTTGTTGAGCTTGACGTACTGGTCGAACTGCTGCGTCACGGCGCGGCGCAGGGCCTCGATCTCGCTGGGCTTGTGCGTTTCGGCCTCGGGCGCCACGGGCACGACGGAGCCCACGAAGTGGGTCTCTTCGTCAATGACCTGCTTGACCAGCGCGCGCTGCTGGCCTTCGACCAGCACCTTGACCGTGCCGTCGGGCAGCTTGAGCATCTGCAGGATGGTGGACACGCAGCCGACATCGAACATGTCAGCGGCCGTGGGCTCGTCCTTGGAGGCGGTCTTCTGAGCCACCAGCATGATGCGGCGGTCGCCCTCCATGGCCAGCTCCAGCGCCTTGATGCTCTTGGCGCGTCCCACGAACAGCGGGATCACCATGTGGGGGAACACGACCACGTCACGCAGCGGCAGCAGCGCCAGGTCTAGGGGGGTGGAAGGCAAAGGGGTATGTCCTGACATGGGAATCCTCGGTTTGTCAGCGGAAGATGGTCCGCACACCGGTGTATTTCAACCCTGCGGCCCGAAAGGATTTCGGGCCGCAGGGACTTGCGCTGCCGGACCTTTGCAGGCGGCGGCGCATCAGGCCTTCTTGGCCGCTTCGCGGTAAACCAGCAGCGGCGCCTTTCCGTCTTCGATGGTGGACTCGTCCACCACTACCTTTTCGACATTGTCGGCATTGGGCAGCTCGTACATGGTGCCGATCAGCGATTGCTCCAGGATGGAGCGCAGGCCACGGGCACCCGTCTTGCGCGCCAGCGCCTTGCGGGCGATGGCCTTGAGCGCGGCAGGCCGGATCTCCAGCTCCACGCCTTCCATGGCCAGCAGCTTGCTGTACTGCTTGACCAGGGCGTTCTTGGGCTCGGTCAGGATCTGCACCAGGGCGTCTTCGCCCAGTTCGGCCAGGGCCGTGACCACGGGCATGCGGCCGACCAGCTCGGGGATGATGCCGAACTTGATCAGGTCTTCAGGCTCGATCTCCTGGAACACTTCCGAGATGGAACGCTGCTTCTTGCTCTTGACCGTGGCGCCAAAGCCGATGCCAGACGCCTCGGTGCGGTTCTCGATGACCTTCTCCAGGCCCGCGAACGCGCCGCCGCAGATGAACAGGATGTTGGTCGTGTCGATCTGCAGGAAGTCCTGGTTCGGATGCTTGCGGCCGCCTTGCGGAGGGACGCTGGCCATGGTGCCTTCGATGAGCTTGAGCAGGGCCTGCTGCACGCCCTCGCCAGACACGTCGCGCGTGATGCTGGGGTTGTCGGACTTGCGCGAGATCTTGTCGATCTCGTCGATGTAGACGATGCCGCGCTGTGCACGCTCGACGTCGTACTCGCAGCTTTGCAGCAGCTTCTGGATGATGTTCTCGACGTCCTCGCCCACGTAACCGGCTTCGGTCAGCGTGGTGGCATCGGCCATGACGAAGGGAACGTTGAGCATGCGCGCCAGCGTCTGCGCCAGCAGCGTCTTGCCGGAGCCCGTGGGACCGATGAGCAGGATGTTGCTCTTGGCCAGCTCAATCTCGTCCTTGCCGGCCTTGTCCTTGTGACGCAGGCGCTTGTAGTGGTTGTAGACGGCAACGGCCAGCGTGCGCTTGGGCAGGTCCTGGCCAATCACGTAGTTGTCGAGGTTGGCCTTGATTTCGGCGGGCGTGGGCAGGTCGCCTCGGCCGTCCTTGGCCTCGGTGCTGGGCTGCTCGTCGCGGATGATCTCGTTGCAGAGATCGATGCACTCGTCGCAGATAAAGACTGACGGACCCGCGATCAGCTTCTTGACCTCATGCTGGCTCTTGCCGCAGAAGGTGCAATAAAGGTTTTTTTCGCTGGAGGAGCCTTTTTTCTCGGCCATGGGGTCGGTGCCTTGTTACAGAAATATGGAAAAGGATGATAACCAAATGGAAAGCGGCGTTTTCCGTAGGGGGAAAACGCCGCCCATTCTCATGCAGCCTCCGGACTTCAGGAGCGCTTGTTGATCACCTGATCGACCAGGCCGTAGTCCTTGGCTTCCTCGGCGGACAGGAAGTAGTCGCGCTCGGTGTCGTGCTGGATCTTTTCCAGCGGCTGGCCCGTGCGCTCGGCCAGGATCTTGTTCAGGCGCTCGCGGGTCTTGAGGATCTCGCGTGCGTGGATCTCGATCTCGGTGGCCTGGCCCTGCATGCCGCCCAGCGGCTGGTGGATCATGACCTGGGAGTTGGGCAGCGCAAAGCGCTTGCCCTTGGTGCCAGCGGCCAGCAGGAAGGCGCCCATGCTGGCTGCGATGCCGGTGCACAGCGTGGACACATCGGGCTTGATGAAGTTCATCGTGTCGAAGATGGCCAGGCCGGCGCTCACGGAACCGCCAGGGCTGTTGATGTAGAACGAAATGTCCTTGTCGGGGTTTTCGCTTTCAAGGAACAGCAGCTGGGCCACGACGAGGTTGGCCGTCTGGTCATTGACAGGGCCCACCAGGAAGATCACCCGGTCCTTGAGCAGGCGCGAGTAGATGTCGTACGACCGCTCTCCGCGGCCGGACTGTTCGATGACCATTGGGATCATGCCCAAACCCTGAGTTTCCAATGCGCTCATGTTTTCTCCAGTACTAGGGGGCTACTTTAGCCGTATCCGGAAAGAAAATGGGGCTTGTGCGCCAAAGCACAAGCCCCGCAGATGCCAACCCGCCCGCCGATCTCACGAAGCGGCAGGCAGGCGGTGCTCAAACCCTCAGGCCTGGCCCATCAGTTCGTCGAAGGACACGGCCTTGTCGGAGACCTTGGCCTTGCCCAGCACGAACTCGGTCACGTTGTTTTCGATGACAACGGCTTCGACTTCAGCCAGGCGTTGGCGGTCGCCGAAGTACCAGCGTGCCACGTCTTCGGGCTTTTCGTAGCTGGCGGCCAGCTCTTCCACGTGGGCCTTGATCTGGTCGGGCGTGGCGTGCAGCTCGTTGGCGCGCACCAGCTCTGCCACCACCAGGCCCAGGCGCACGCGGCGCTCGGCTTGGGGCAGGAACACGTCTTCAGGGATCTCGGCCTTCTCGGCGTCCTTGATGCCGCGCTGCTGCAGCTCGGCGCGGGCGCCTTCCAGCAGACGTGCGACTTCAGCCTGCACCGAAGCCTTGGGCAGTTCCAACTCGGCCTTGGACACCAGGGCGTCCATCACGGCCTGCTTGTTGCGGCCCTGGACGCGGAACTTGACTTCACGCTCCAGGTTCTTCTTGATGTCGGCGCGCAGGCCTTCGACCGTGCCTTCAGCCACGCCCAGTGCCTTGGCAAAAGCCTCGTCCACTTCGGGCAGGTTGGCGGCTTCGATCTTCTTGACCGTCACCAGGAAATCGGCGGTCTTGCCGGCCACGTCCTTGCCGTGGTAGTCGGCGGGGAATGCCAGCGGGAAAGTCTTGGACTCGCCAGCCTTCATGCCGCGCACTGCGTCTTCGAATTCCTTGAGCATCTGGCCTTCGCCGACCAGGAACTGGAAGTCTTCAGCCTTGCCGCCGGAGAAGGTCTCGCCGTCGATCTTGCCTTCGAAGTCCACGGTCACGCGGTCGCCGTCCACGGCCACATCGGCCTGGGCGCGCTGCGCGAAGGTGCGGCGCTGCTTGCGCAGGATGTCCACGGTCTTGTCGATGGCGGCGTCGTCCACTTCGGCGGTCAGCTTCTCGACTTCGGCCGAGGTCAGGTCACCGATCTTGACTTCAGGCATCACTTCGAAGATGGCTTCGAACTGGGCCTCGCCCTCGGGAGCGCCTTCCTTTTCGGAGATGCGGGGCTGGCCAGCCACGCGCAGCTTGGCTTCGTTGACGGCCTGTGCAAAAGCCTCGCCAACCTTGTCGTTGAGCACTTCGTACTGCACCGAGTAGCCATAACGCTGGGCCACCACGCTCATCGGCACCTTGCCGGGACGGAAGCCGTCCATCTTCACGGTGCGCGCCACTTGCTTGAGGCGGTTCTCGACTTCGCTCTGGATGGAGTTCAGGGGCAGGCTCAGCGTGATCTTGCGCTCGAGCTTTTCAAGGGTTTCAACAGTAACGGCCATGTTTGTTCCTATGAGGGATTGGACCGTGCCGGCTGCTGTACAGCCCGCACCGTATTGCGCAAAAGTCACGGTGCGACGCGAGCCAAGCCAGTTGGCCGCGCGGCACCTCAGATTTCAAGGGCTTACATCACATGCACCTGGCCGCTGGGGACCGCACATGGTTCGCTCAACCCGTGATGTAAGCGAAGCCGGACATTATAAACGAGGCGGTTTTGCCTTCCAGACGCGCGCTCTTGCAGGGGAATCCCGCAATCCGCCTGGCCAATGCGCCTCCTCTACAGGAAGCGGGCTTGAGCAGTGTTCGCCGCAGTTGAGCGGCGTTGGTGCGTGGTGCGCGGGGGGCGGGTCGTCAACCATTCAAAAACAATCACTTGCCTTCACTGCGCGGGATCCGTGCGGGCCAACAAAAGGCTTTCGAGGCCGCTCGGCACACGCCAACCCAACATGCGCGCAGCCCGACCAAAGGCCCTGCCCGTCATCGCCAATCAGCAGATGAAAAAGGGTCACATCAAATTGAAACATCTGGTCATTCGACCTATACTGTATGTGCATACAGTAGAAAGAAGACGCGATGCAGCACCAGATTGAGACGGTCAGGGACGATGTGGAAAGCGCCAGCGAGCAAGTGGCAGCCATCTGCGAGCTGCTGGCTGCAGCCCGGGGCACGGCCGTGCACGCCTCGGCCATTACCGCATTGCTGCTGCCCGTGTCACGCAAGCTCAGCGCGGCGGCGGGTGACCTGTCCGACCATCTTCATCGCAGCCAGGTAGTTGGCAGCAAGCGCTGCTAGACCCGCTCACCCCCACCATGACAAGACCCCGCTCTGCGGGGTCTTGTCATTTCTGCGTTCGGCATGGCCGCTGGCGTGCCCGCAGCGCGCACAGGCTGCAGCGATTGCCGGGCCTGCTCCCGTCGGCAAACATGGCATTCATACCCGGCCCGCGCGCCGGACCCGGCCTACCGCCTGCCCGGTGCCACCGCGATCCGGTGGCCTGAGGCGTTCCCGGCATCCGCAGCCACACGCATGGCGGGTGCACCAGGAACAGGTCCGCGCGGGCCGGCCCACGAGGAGCTTCAGTGAGTCTTGCCATTCCCTTTCCCGCGCCGGATCAGGCGATACCGCCACCGGCCCGTGCCGCCGCTCCCGCCGACCATGCACACAGGGAGCGCGCCTGATGCTGGCCATTGCCCGTGAATACGAAACGCTGGACGAGCTGTGCATGCGCCAGCTGGGCGCCACGCGCGGCGTGGTGGAAGCCACGCTGGAGCGCAACCCGGGCCTGTCGGCCCACGGTCCCCATCTGCCCGCTGGCCTGGCCGTCGAGCTGACCGAACCCACCCAGGCCCCCAGCCTGCCCCTGATCAGTTTCTGGGATTGACATGGACCGAGAAACTATCGTCAAGACCGCCGCCCTGGAAGGCGCCAAGGCCGCGCCTCCCGTCACCGTCGTGGCCGCTAACGTGGCCAATGGCTGGACCATGACCCATACCGCGACCGCGCTGACCATCGTCTACGTGCTGCTGCAGGCCGTGTATCTGCTGTGGCGCTGGCGCAATGAGCGCGAGGACCGGCGCGCGCGCCAGGCCGAGGACGCTGCGCGCAGGAAGGCGTCTTCGACCGCCACAGACACCGGAGCGGCCCCATGAGCACGGCCCGCATGCCAGCGGCAGGCCTGGGCATTGGCGCGGCCATTCTCGCGGCCTGGATTGCCGCAGAAGGTTTCAGCGCAGATCCGATCATCCCGGTTCGCGGCGATGTGCCCACCATCGGCCACGGCGCCACGCGCTACGAGGACGGCACACGCGTGACCCTGGCCGACCCACCCATCACCCGCGAACGGGCGCGCGAGCTGGCCATCAACCTGCTGGAGCAGCAGTACGGCGCCTGCGTGCGTGATTCGCTGGGCGACACGCGGGTGCACCCGGCCGAGTTCGCCCAGGCGGTGGACTTCGCAGGCCAATACAGCTGCGGGGCCTGGCGCGGCTCCTCGATGCTGGCCAGGACACGGGCTGGCGACTACGCCGGCGCCTGCCAGTCCTATCTGTCCTGGCGATTCATGACCAGCAGCCAGCCTTTGCAGGGCTTCAGCGCCTATCGATGGGATGGCGCAGGCCGGCCCACGCGCTGGCGCTTCGACTGCTCGGCTCCCGGCAACAAGGTGTGCCGCGGCGTGTGGACACGCCAGCAGGCGCGCCACGCGGCCTGCATGGAGGCCCAGCCTTGATGGACCGCCTGCAAACCCATGCCTGGCAGCTGCTGGCCCTGCTGCTGGCGGCGCTGCTGGTATGGCAATCGCTGGCGCGGCTGGGTGCCGAGCGCGATGCGGCGCAGGCGCGCACGGATCTGGCGACAGACCGCCAGGCCGCTGCCACCGCCGCCCTGCACGCATCCGAACGCTATCGACAACGGGAAGGAGCCTACCGTGAACGCCTCGACTTTCTTGCACGCGACACGGACCTGGCCCTGGCGCGCGCTGCGGCGGATGCCGATGCTGCCCGCGCTGCTGCTGGCCGGCTGCGCGGCGACCTCGCCGACTACATCACCGCCCACCGTGCCGCCGCCCAGGCTCGCGCCGCTGCCGGACAGTGCACGCCAGACACCGCAGCCCTCGATCTGCTCGCCGAGCTGCAGCGCCGCGCTGACGAGCGAGCGGGAGCGCTGGCGCGCATTGCTGACGACGCCCGCCACCGAGGCAGCGCCTGCGAGCGCGCCTACGACGCCGGGCTCGCGCTGACGAGTGCCCTGACCAGCACCATGACCCAGGACCCACGCCATGCTCAAGCCCGCTAGCCTGCGCGACGCGCTCGTCGCTGCCCTGCCCCAGCTGCAACAGTCGCCGGGGAACATCCGTTTCACCATCCAGAGGGGCCGTGTGGTCAACACGGGCACGCCGTCCCTTTCCTGGGAATACCGCTACACGCTGAGCCTGGTGATTGCGGACTTCACCGACAGCATCGATGCCGTGACCGTGCCGTTGCTGGTCTGGGCGCGGCGCCACCAGCCCGACCTGTTCGACCATGCCGAAAAGCGCGAGCAGGCGATCCGCTTCGACATTGCGCCTCCTTCCACGGACCCTGCAGCCGCCTCGCAGCCGCAGCAGCTCGCCATCGAGATCGACCTGGTGGAGGCCGTGTTGGCGCGCCCGCGCGAGGGCAGCCCCGGCGCCTTCGACCTGATCTACAAGCCCGAGCCGCCAGGCCAGCTCGACATTGCGCAGCGCCAGTTGTGGGAGCTGTTCCTGTTCGGCGAGAAGGTGGCCGAGTGGAACTACGACCCGCGCTGAGGCGTGGCCCTGCTCCATGCCGGGCTGCATGTGGCGGCGTGCGCCACGCCCGGCACACGGCGACACGCAAGGGCCCGGCCGGCACCATGAACGCCATGGATTCGCCCGTCGCACAAACCGAGAGCCCGTACGAGATCATCCGCCGCCTGGAAGGGCTGATCCGCACGGGCACCATCGCCGCAGTCCGCCATGCGCGCCCTGCGCGCTGCCGCGTCAAGACCGGCAACCTGACCACCAACTGGATTCCCTGGCTGGCCCTGCGCGCCGCGGGCGAGAACGCCAGCGTCTGGTGGCCGCCTGCCGTGGGCGAGCAGTGCGTGCTGCTGTCGCCCGGCGGCGACCTGCTGGGCGCCGTGGCGCTGACCGGCATCTACAGCAGCGCCGCAGCCCAGCCCAGCGACCGCGAAGGGGTGTGCCACACGCAGTGGAGCCCCACCGATTTCATGGAGCACGACAGCACCACGGGCCGTCTCAACATCAACGTGGCCCACGGCATCACGCTGCGCGTGGGCAACTCGGTGATCAGCATCGACGAGCAAGGCATCAGCCTGCAGGCCGGTGGCGGATCGGCCACCGTCAATGCGCAAGGCCTGGCCGGCGCGCCCGACGTGACCACCGGCCCCATCAGCCTGCTGCGCCATCGCCATGGTGGCGTCAGGGCGGGCGACGCCATCACGCAGGGGCCGCTATGAACCGCCATACAGGCCGCCGCATTGAGGGCATGGAGCATCTGCGCCAGAGCGTGGCCGACATCCTGTCCACGCCCATCGGCTCGCGCGTGATGCGCCGCGACTATGGATCGCTGGTCCCGGCGCTGCTGGACCAGCCCGACAACAACGCCACCCAGGCGCGCCTGCGCGCCGCCGTGGCCAGCGCGCTGATGCGATGGGAGCCGCGCATCCGGCTGACGCGCATCGTGATCGAGCGCGATCCGGCCGCACCCGGGCGCGCCGACCTGACGCTGATCGGCACCTTCAACAACACGCGCCGCCCGGCACCGCTGAGCCTGCAGATGCCCATCGCCCGCACCCTTTCATGAAGCAAGACATGACCCCTGCACTGGACGCCCTGCCGCCGCCCGGCGTCGTCGAGACGCTGGATTTCGAGCGCATCCTCGACGCCCACCGCGCCGATCTGCTGGCGCGCCACCCGGAGGCCGCCGAAGTCCTGGCGCTGGAGAGCGAGCCGCTCAACAAGCTGCTGGAGGCGCACGCCTACCGCGAGCTGCTGTACCGGGCGCGCGTCAATGATGCCGCGCGTGCGCACCTGATTGCGTTCGCCCAGGGCTCGGACCTGGACCACAAGGGCGCCTTCTATGACGTGGCCCGAATGCCCGGGGAAAGCGACGAACGCTACCGCCAGCGCATCCTGCTGCGCGTGCGCGCGCTGGCCGGCAGCGGAACGGCAGAGCACTACGAGCACCTGGCCATGACGGCCAGCGCCAATGTGCACAGCGCCATTGCCACGCAACCCCAGCCCGGCCGCGTGAGCGTGCAGCTGTGGCTGGTCGAGCCCGCACAGGCCGAAGAGACCCTGGCCATCGTGCTGTCGGCCCTCAATGCGCCAGGCGCGCGGCCGCTGGGCGTACCCGTGTCGGTATCGCTGGCGCGCCCGCACCCCATCGACATCACGGCGCACCTGCTGCGCGAGCCCGGTGCGCCCGTGGATATCGTGGCGCGCCTGCAGGCCGGCCTGGCCGCCCAGATTGCAGCCTACGCGCTGCTGGGCCGCGATGTGCCGCGCTCGTGGATCACCACGCGCCTGCATGTGGACGGCATTGCCCGCGTCACCTACCCCGACGCCCAGGCCCCGGCCGAACTCACGCCGCTGGCCGCCGACGAATACCCGGTGCTGGGCCGCGTCCAGCTGGTGGACGAGGGCCTGCAGGCATGAGCACCGCCGCCATCGTCCCGACGGCGCCCCGCCGCCACGTGCTGCCGCCCAACGCCACGGCGCTGGAGAAGGCCGTGGACCAGGTCGTCCCGAATTGGGACGGCCTGGCCGGCGCCTTTCCCGCGCCGGCCCAGGGCGAGCCTGCGGCCTTTCTGCCCTGGCTGGCGGCCGAATGGGGCATTGCCCAGTTCGACCGCTACTTCGAAGACGTACCCGCACTCATCGCCAACGGCCTGCCCTGGCTGCGCGAGCGCGGCACGGCCGCGTCCCTGCAGCGTGCGCTGGGCTGGCTGGGATATGACGGCGCGCAGCTCGACGAGGATGGTGCCTGGCTGCACCTGGACCTGGGCCGCATCATCGGCGACGCAGAGCTGGCCAGCGTGGCCCATGTGGTGCGCGCCAGCCTGCCGGCGCACGTGCGCTTTTACCGCGTCTTCCACGGCCACGATCTGCGCCCGCTGCGGCTGGACCACGGCCCGGGCCTGGACGCCGGCATGCTGGACAACGACAGCGGCACCTGGATCGATGTGTCGCCGTATGGCGAACCCGTCAAGCTCAGCCAGGGCCTGCCCCGCCGCACCGGCACCGAGGCACCGCCTTCGGACGGCGTGCTCACGGCCCAGCTGTTCCGCGTCACCACCATCGCCACCTATGCCGACCGCATGCTGCTCGATGCCTGGACGCTGGACAGCGAGATCCTGATCGACGCCAGCCTGGGCATCACCGAAGTCAACGCCACCACCACGGGCGAGCCCGCCTACTACGCGCCGCTGCGCCCCATTCCCGCCCAGGCCATGGCCACCCACAGCGCCTGGACGGCGCCCGCACCGCTGGCCCTGGCCAGTCTGCACCCCTGGGCCAGCACCGAGCGCCCGCACGACAACACCCGTACCTGGACCGGACGCTGGGACAGCACGCCCTGGCGCCGATCCTTCGAAACCCGCACCACCACCACCGAAGAACCCGAGGAACCCTGAACATGGCAGTTCTGCAGCAAGCGGGCCGCATCGCCCTCGCCAAGGCCGTCGCCGCCCAGACCATCCACATCGCCTGGGGCCGCGGCCTGCCCGCCTGGGATGCCGCGCCCGAGCCCGAACCCATCACCGCCAACGCCCTGGTCGACGAAATCGGCCGCCGCCTTGTCACCGAGGTGCGCTTTGCGCGGCCGGACGACAACGGCGAGATCGAGCTGCCCAGCGGCGCGCGCTACAGCGTCAGCGACACACCCACCACCTTCGTCTACCTGCGTGCGGCCTTCGGCTTCGACGATGCCAAGGGCGAGGACGTGCGCGAGATGGGCGTGTTCTTCGGCACCCAGGTCGCCACGGACGTGCCGCCCGGCCAGCGCTGGGTGCTGGCCAGCCAGCTGACCGGCAAGGGCGAGCTGTACACGCTGGAGCGCCGCCCCCGAATTCTGCGCAGCGGCAGCGTGCGCCAGGTCGAAGAAATCATCCTCCCCTTCTGAACGGCACCCCATGAGCCAGACCAAGATCTACGACCGCTTCGACGCCGGCAAGCGCTACGACAGGCTGCAGTTCGCGGCCGACCGCGTGCTGCAATCGGCCGAACTCAACGAGCTGCAGAGCATGCAGCAGCACCGCCTGCGCGGCATCACAGATGTGCTGTTCAAGGAGGGCGACATCGTCCGCGGCTGCCAGTGCATCACCTCCGCGGACACGGGCGCCACCACCATCGAGGCCGGCGCACTCTACGTGGCCGGCGCCGTGCGCGGCATCACGCCGGGCACGCTCACCGTGGCCACCGTGGGCACGGTCTACGTGGGCGCCTACCTGCAGACCGACACCGTCACCGAGCTGCAGGACCCCGAACTGCTCAACCCCGCCGCCGGCACGCGCGGCTATGGCGAGCCCGGTGCGCTGCGCGAGCGCGTGACCCTGGTCTGGGGTGCGCAGGGCGACGGCACGGCCGGCACCTTCTATCCCGTGTGGACCATCATCGACGGCTCCGTCATGCCCAAGGAGCCGCCGCCCAACATCGATGCCGTCACCCAGGCCCTGGCCCGCTATGACCGCGACAGCGCGGGCGGCACCTACGTGGTGCGCGGCCTGGACGTAATCATGGGCGAGGACCTGGCCACCGGCCAGCAGGTCTACACCGTGCGCGAGGGCGCCGCCCGCGTCAACGGCCATCCGCTGGAACTGGGTGCCAGCCGCCGCCTGGTCTACGAGGCCAAGCCCGACCTGTTCTTCGTGGACAGCGAGCCCCACACCTCGGCCGGCACGGCCGCCCAGCGCATCCGCTTCGACCGCCAGCCCGCTGTTGGCACACCCCAGGTGCGCGTGCAGGCCCGCAAGACCGTCACGCTCACGCACGGCGGCTTCACGGGCGCGGCCGACCCGCTGCCCGACAACGCCGTACTGGCCGTGGACAGCGTGGTCCAGGCTGGCACCACCTACGTGCAGGGCACGGACTGGAAGCTGGTGGGCGGCCAGATCGACTGGAGCCCCTCGGGCGCCGAGCCCGTGCCCGGCAGCACCTACCAGGTCACCTACCAGTACATGCTCAACGCCACGCCCACGGCCGTGGACTCCACGGGCTTCACCGTGGAAGGCGCGCTCAAGGACACCCTGGTGCTGGTCAGCTACCACTACGCGCTGCGCCGCTACGACCGCCTGGTGCTCAACAGCGAAGGCCAGCTGCAGTGGGTGCCCGGCGTGCCCGCCGCCTGGTCGCCCAAGGTTCCGGCCGCCCCCAGCGGCACCCTGGCCCTGGCCTCGGTCTACCAAAGCTGGGACAGCAACCGCCGCGTGGACCAGGACGCCGTGCGCGTCGTGCCCATGCAGACCCTCAAGGCCTACCAGGACCACATCCAGACCATCTACGCCGACCTGGCCGAGCTGCGGCTGTCGGTGGACGTGTCGGGGCGGCACAGCGGGGTCAAGAAGGGGTTGTTTGCGGATCCCATGATCGACAACGGCCTGCGCGATGCAGGGCGCAGCCAGTCCGCCCACATTCTGGGCGGCCAGTTGCAACTGCCCATGAACGCCGCGCTGCACCAGATCGGCACCGACATCACCTCGCCCCAGACCACGCCCTACCAGCCCGTGTCCGTGCTGGGCCAGCTGGGGCGCACCGGCACGATGCTGGTCAACCCATACGGCGCCTTCGACGTTCTGCCAAGCGCCGCCACCCTGACACCCGCCGTGGACTACTGGACCGACGTGCAGACCCAGTGGGCCAACCCCATCCTGGTCTGGCTCACACCCAGCCAGGCGCGTCCCACGGAGACCCAGAAGCTGCTGTCCGAGTCCACTTCGGCACTGGAGCATCTGCGGCAGATCGAGGTGCAGTTCTGGCTGGATTTCCCGCTGGGCGAAACCCTCACCGAGCTGATTTTTGGTGGTATTGCCGTAACGCCCCAGCCGCTGGCAGGCGGCACGCTCGTGGCCACGGCCCAGGGCCTGAAGGGCAAGTTCAAGATCCCGGCGGGCGTGCCCTCGGGCACCAAGAGCGTGCGCTTCACAGGCCGCGCCGGCAGCCACGCCGAAGCCGTCTTCACCGGCCAGGGCCAACTGCTCGAACGCAGCGTGTCCAAGATCACTGTCCAGATCTACGACCCGCTGGCCCAGACGTTCACGCTGAGCTCCACCCGGGAGATCTGCGGCACGCGCCTGTGGTTCTCTACCGTGGGTGACAAGGATGTGCAGGTACAGCTGCGCGAAGTCACCGGCGGTGTGCCATCGCGCAGCATCCTGGCGGAATGCGTGCTCAAGCCCGCACAGATCCAGGCCGACATCGCTGGCGCCAAGCCCACCCAGGCGCAATGGGCACCTGCGTTGCTGGAGTCCGGTGTCGAATACGCCATCGTCGTGCTGACCAACGACAACACCACGGCCCTGGCTGTGGCCGAGCTGGGCGGCTGGGACGCCGCACGTGCCCAGTGGGTCACCAGCCAGCCCTACAGCGTGGGCGTGCTGCTGTCCAGCAGCAACGCCAGCACCTGGACACCGCACCAGACACGCGACCTGGCATTCGAGCTGCTGGCGACCGAACACACGGCCAACACGCGCACCATCGAGCTGGGCAGCATCGCCGTGCAGGACGCCACCGACCTCATGGTCCAGGCCGGCGCCATGCTGCCCGCGGCCGACGCGCAACTGGTCTTCGCCATGCAGTTGGAGGACGGCACCACGCTCGAGGCCGCTGCAGGGCAGCCCGTGCAATTGGCCAGCCGCTACAGCGGCAACGTGGCCGTGCGCGCCAAGCTCTCCGGCAATACCAACCACGCGGCCCACCTGCTGCCGGGCATGCAGCTGGTGGCCGGCAGCCTGCAGGCCACGGGCGACTACATCAGCCCCGCCATCAACGCCGGCACCAACGTCACGCTCAACGTCGTGGCCGAGGCCGTGCTGCCCGCCGGCAGCGCCCTGGCCGTGCAGATGCAGGCCGAAGGCAGCAGCGCCTGGACCAACGTGCCCTACCTGAGCACCAGCCCCAGACCGCAGGCGTGCTGGAGCTGAGCTACCGCCTCACCGGCATCAGCGCTGAGCGCCTGCGTGTCCGCTTGGTCCTCACGGGCAGCCACGGCGCCCGTCCCCAGGTCACCAACCTGCGAGCCATCGTGATATGACATTGCACGACGACAAGACAGCGCAGGGCTGGCCCCTGCCCCACCCCGACAACCGCCTGGAAGACGACGTGCTGCGCCTGCGCCAGGCCGTGCAGGACGTGGACCAGGCGCTGACCGCAGCGCGCCAGCTCATCGACACCAAGGCCAGCTCCCAGGGCGTGCAGGACGCCATGGACATCGTGGCCCGCCGCATAGAGCAGCTGGAGACCGCGACCCAGGCCCTGAGCACAGGCAAGGTGGCCAGCGTCAATGGCGTGGCCGGCGTCAACCTCAAGCTCAATCCCGAGCACATCGCGCTGGGCCCGGCCAACGGCGCCACCAGCGAAAGCTTCGGCTACGACGCCCAGGGCCGCATCAGCAGCATCACGCGCAGCGTCAACGGCTTCAGCGCCACCACCGCCGTCAGCTACGACGGCGCCGGCCGCGTCTCCCAGCAGCAGACCAGCTACCGCGGGCGCGTGCGCACGGAAACCTATGCCTACGACGCCGCCACGGGGCGGGTGTCGGGGGTCAATGCGACGGAGGTACAGGGATGAGTTTCGATCCCATCACGAATGCAGGCGTCAAGGCGCTGCAGGGTCAGGTCAACACGGTGCAGTCGCAGACGACTGCGCTGACGACGAAGCTGGCGCAGATCGAGAGTACGTTGGCCGGTTTGGGGACGGCCGCTGCGCGCAAGCCGCTGAGGGTGACGGAGTATACGTCGGGGGCGGGGACGCACGCTGTTCTGCCTGAAAGCTCTTACCAAATCATCACACTGATGGGTCCGGGCGGATCGGGTGCTCCAGGTGCCCAAATAAGCTATGGCTACTACAGTGGTGGTAGTGGTGGCGGTGGCTCCGAACTGCAACACCGCGTCAGACTTCCATCCTCAGTCCCATACGAGGTGGGAGTACCCGCCAGCGGACGGACTGTCCTTGGTGGATATATCGCCCTCGGAGGATATTCGGGGTCCCCGGCTGGCGACGGAAACGGTGCCAATGGGCAGAGTGGTGTGCTCTATGCGACCGGCGTCATCCCCGGGCTGGCGGGTACGAATGCAACCGGAGGCAACTCAACTATGGGAACCGGCGCGCGCATCGTGTCAGGAGTGGTGCAAGCAGCCACTGGCTACGGAGCAGGAGGGGCTGGAGGAGTCTACAACTACACATCAAAAACCTTCTTGCCTCCGGTTGCGGCAACAGGCGGGTTCATCCGCATCGAAGAGTACTGATTCCAAGAAGCCAAACGCGGGCTTTACATCCACATAGTGCTCTTCCCTTCAAGCCTCAGCGCACACGTAGCTGGGGCTTTTCCGTTTCTGATCTGCATCCCGCACCGGTGCAAAACCAAGCCTCTGTGCAGCCCTCCGGCACAGCCAAGGTCGCTGGCGCCCATGCCCCTGCCGCGAGAACATCAATGCAACCCGGGCACAGCGCCAGCGGCCTTGCAGGCTGCAGGCCCTGCCAGGACAACCAGGCCGCCTTGGCTGCATGAACTTCAGCATGACACAAACCATCACTGTCGATCCCGCCAACACCGCAGCTTGCGCAAAGGTGCCTGCATGAGCCTGGATGCCGTCATCAGTGCCGATCTGGTAAAGACGCGGGCGGAGATTGCTGCGCTGAGCAGTGCCGTGTCAAGTGCACGCATCGAGATTGCCGGGCTGACCACTCAGGTCAATAACAGCAGCGTGATCAAGAGTGTGCAAAGGGGGATCGTTTCGATCTTGTACAACGCAACGAATCCAACGGTCATCAGCATAGCCACCGTGAATCCAAGCAAGTGCCTAGTCTCATTTCTGGGCAGCACTGGATACTACGCTGCGAGCGATAGCGGCTTTGCGAACCTGACTCGAATGAGATTGCTAGACAGCAACAGAATCGAAATTCTGAGAAGCACTACTGGCTCGTATACATCCAACGTCGAGTTGTCCTGGGAAGTTGTGGAGTTCAAGTAATGCCCCACCACTACGCCCAGCTCACCCCCACCGGCGTGGCCTTCGCCATCACGGAAACGCACGCCGAACTCAACGCTCCCGACCTGCTGCCCCTGCCCCGCTACGACACCTCGGTGCTCGGCCGCCGCTGGACGGGCACGCACTGGGAAGACGTGGCGCAAGCCTTGCCTGAAGACCAGGCAGCGTCCAACGAACCCGCCCCCCGCCACATCACCCCCCACGCCCTACGCCGCCGCTTCACCGTGGTCGAGCGCACGGCGCTGGAGTGGGCCGTGGTGGACCGTGCCGAGGCGGGCGAGGCCGACCGGCTCAACGCGGCCACGCTGCGCTCGCTGCTCAAGGACATCGAGCAGGCGCGGCAACTCGATCTTGACGACCCCGAACTGGCCGACAGCCTGCGCCAGTTCGAGGCCTTCGGACTCATCGCCGCGGGGCGTGCCCAGGAAATCCTGGACGGCCCCGTACAAGCCCACGAACAGCCGTGACCACCCCTTTTTGACGACAGCCCCACGGCCCAACCACCCCCCAACCCGGAGAACACCATGGCGACAGCCCCGTTCCATCATGGCATTCGCGTCACGGAAGTGAGCGAAGGCATCAATTCCATCCGCATCGTGTCCACGGCCGTGATCGGCCTCGTGGCCACGGCCAGCGACGCCGATGCGGCCACTTTCCCGCTGAACCGTCCGGTGCTGGTCACCAAGGTCGATGCGGCCATCGGCAAGGCCGGCACCAAGGGCACGCTGGCCCAGGCGCTGAACGCCATCAAGGAGCAGTGCCGCCCGGTGCTGGTCGTGGTGCGCGTGGCCGATGGCGAAGGCGCCACCGAGGCCGAGCGCCGCACCGACCAGGACGCCAAGGTCATCGGCACCACCGCCGGCAACCAGTACACGGGCCTGCAGGCGCTGCTGGCGGCCCAGGCCCAGCTCGGCGTCAAGCCGCGCATTCTGGGCGCGCCGGGCCTGGACAGCCAGGCCGTGACCGACGCTCTGGCGTCCGTGGCCATCAAGCTGCGCGGCTTTGCGTATGCAGCGGCCATCGGCAACGATGTGGCCGAGGCCCAGGCCTACCGCGAGCACTTCGGCCAGCGCGAGCTGATGCTGCTGTGGCCCGGCTTCAAGGCACTGGACCTGTCCACCGCCGCCGTGCAGGACGCCTCGCCCGTGGCCTACGCCCTGGGCCTGCGCGCACGCATCGACCAGGAGCAGGGCTGGCACAAGACGCTGTCCAACGTGCCGCTGTCCGGCGTGCTGGGCATCTCGCGCGATGTGCACTGGGACCTGCAAAGCCCCGATACCGAGGCCGGCATCCTCAACCAGGCCGGCATCACCACGCTGATCCAGAGCCAGGGCCACCGCTTCTGGGGCTCGCGCACCTGCACGGACAGCGAGCTGTTCCGCTTCGAGTCCAGCGTGCGCACCGCGCAGGTGCTGGCCGACACCATGGCCGAGGCGCATTTCTGGGCCGTGGACAAGCCCATGCACCCCAGCCTGGTCAAGGACATCCTGGAAGGCATCAACACCAAGTTCCGCGAGTTGAAGGCCCTGGGCTACATCCTGGACGGCAAGGCCTGGTACGACGAAACGGTCAACGAGACCGCCACGCTCAAGGCCGGCAAGCTGGTGCTGGACTACGACTACACGCCCGTGCCCCCGCTGGAGGACCTGGGCTTTCGCCAGCGCATCACCGATCGCTACTTCGCCGACTTCGCCCTGCGCGTGGGCACCGGCCAGTAAGCGGCGGCCGCACCCGACACACCCAATACACCGAACACACCGGATACACAGGAGAAAAGCACCATGGGACTGCCCCGCTCTCTCAAGAATTTCGCCACCTTCGTGGATGGCAACTCGTACATCGGCGACATGCCCGAAGTGGGCTTGCCCAAGCTCACCCGCAAGATGGAGAAGTACCGCGCCGGCGGCATGAACGGCGAGGTCAGCCTGGACTTCGGCATGGAGGCCATCGAGGCCGACCTGACCGCTGCCGGCTACATGAAGGAGTTGATCTCCACCTGGGGCACGCTGCGCCACGACGGCGTGCTGCTGCGCTTCGCCGGCGCCCTGCAGGGCGATGACAGCGAAGGCGTGGACTCGCTGGAAGTGGTCATGCGTGGCCGCTTCTCGGAGTTCGACCCCGGCAAGGCCAAGGCCGGCGACAAGACCGAGATCAAGTACAAGCTGGCCGTCAGCTACTACCGCCTGTCCATCAACGGCCAGGTGCTGATCGAGATCGATCCGGTCAACTTCGTCGAAGTCGTCAACGGCATCGACCGCCTCGCCCAGGTCCGCGCCGCGCTGGGCATCTGAGCCTGGCTCAACTGACCGGGCCGGCCGGCCCGGTCCTCCTCTTTTCTTCACCCGAACGCTGACACACCATGGACACCACCAAGCCCCAGGAAGACCTCCAGAACCAGGCTGCCGCCAACGCGGCCGCCCTCGCATCGGGCGATGCGCGCGAGATCACGCTCGACGTGCCGCTCAAGCGCCCCGGCGGCGACCTGGCCCGGGTGCTGGTGCGCCGCCCCAATGCCGGCGCGCTGCGCGGCCTGTCGCTGGTCGAGCTGCTGCACATGAACGTGACCGCGCTGCAGACCCTGCTGCCGCGCGTGACCGAGCCCATGCTGCACAAGGCCGAGGTGCTGCAGCTGGACCCCGCCGACCTGGTGACCCTGGGTACGGAGGTGGCCTCTTTTTTGGTGCCGAAGGCGCAGAGGGAGCAATTCCCGAGCGCGTAGAGGACGCCATGGCCGACCTGGCCATGGTCTTCCACTGGCGGCCGGCGGACATGGAGGACATGTCGCTGGCCGAACTCGGCCAATGGCATGAACGGGCGCGCGAGCGCTACGAAAGCCAGGACTGAGCCAGGACTGAGCACCACTTCCACTCCATCGCCCGCCTCTCGCCCCTCTCTTGCACGCCCCTTGCCCATGACCTCCACCCAACGCCAACACCGCACCGGCCAGGGAGCCCTCCATGGCCGTTGACACCCTGCGCCTGGACGAGGTGCTCAAGCAGGCCGAGCGCGTGCACCAGCCCCTGGCGCTGCTGGGCAGAACCAGCAGCAACACGGCCCGGGAACTCAAGGAAACGGTCGACCAGTTGAAGAAGCTGCAGCAGCAGCAAACCCAGCTGGGCGACTACCGCGCGCTGCGCAGCGGCCTGGCAGACACCACGGCACGGCTGCGCGGCGCGCGCCAGCAGATGGCCCAGCTGCGGCTGGAATCGGGCGCGGGCGAGCAGCCCTCGCGCGCCATGCTGCGCGCGCTGCGTTCGGCCCAGGTCGAGGAAGAGCGCCTGGCGCTGCTGCGCGCCACGCAGCGATCGCGCCTGATGGACATGCGCGAAGGCCTGCGCGGCGCGGGCGTGGACACGGGCAACCTGTCGGCGCACGAGCGCAAGCTGCACAACGACATCCGCGCCACCACGGCCCAGATGGAAAAGCAGCGCAAGGTGGTGGCACCGGCCGCCCAGCGGCTGGAGAGAATCGACGCCCTGCGCGAGCAGAGCAAGACCCTGGCCGATCGCGGCCAGGCGCTGCGCGAGACGGGCGGCAAGATGCTGACGCCCGTGCGCGCCGTGAGCCAGGCCTTCATGACCGACGACCAGGCCGCCGCGCAGCTGCGCGCCACCATGGCGGGCAGCAACGGCAAGCCGGGCGCCGATTACCAGCAGGTGCTGGACTTGGCCAAGAGCCTGGGCACCGACATGCCCGGCAGCACGGCCGACTACATCGCGATGATGAACCAGCTGCAGCGCCAGGGCGTGTCCTCGCAGGATGTGCTGGGCGGCGTGGCCCGGCAGGCGGCCAACCTGGGCGCGGTGCTGAACATGCCCGCCAAGGAGGCCGGCGAGTTCGCGGCGCAGCTGCAGCAGGCCACCCGCGCAAGCGCGGGCGACATGGCCGCACTGGCCGACACGGTGCAGCGCACCTCCCACCTGGGACTGGACCCGACAGGCATGGTCAAGGGCCTGGATGCCATCGGCAAGGCCCTGCCGCAGCTGGGGCAGCAGGGCGCAAGGTCGGGACAGATGTTCGCGCCGCTGCTGCTCATGCTCAACGACGCCAGCATCAGCGGCGAGGCCGCGGGCAAGGCCGTCGGCAACCTGGTCAAGAACTCCATGGACCCGGCCAGGCTGGGCCAGGTCAACAAGATGCTGGCGAGCCAGGGCGTGTCGCTGGACTTCAAGGACGCCAGCGGCCAGTTCGGCGGCACCGAGCAGATGATGGCCCAGCTGCAAAAGCTGCAGAGCCTGGGCAGCGACAAGCTGCGCGCCGCTGCGCTGGACAAGCTGGCCGGCGGCGATGCGCAGACGCGCAAGGCCCTGGAGGCGCTGCTCCAGCAGGGCCCGGGCGGCTACCAGCAGATCGCCTCCCAGCTCAAGTCACAGGCGGATATGGATGGGCGCGTGGCCATCCTGAAGGACTCGGTCTCGGCCCAATACGAGTCCGTCAAGGACAGCTACAACGGCCTGTTGAGCGACATGGGCTCGACCATCGAGTCCGACCTCAAGGCCGTGCTGGGCACGCTGCGCGAGATGACCGAAGGCATGCGTGCCTGGGTCAAGGAGCATCCCCAGATCGTGCAGTGGACGCTGCGCATCGTGGCCGTGCTGGGCCTGCTGGTCGCAGGCGTCGGCGTGGTGAGCAGCGTGCTGTTCGGCCTGCTGGCGCCGCTGCTGCTCACGCGCACCGTGTTCGGCCTGCTGGGTGCGGCCATGGGCGCAGGCAGCGGTGCCTTGGGTGTGCTCAGGCGCGGCCTGGCGGCCGTGGTCCTGTCGCTGGGCATGATGGGCGGCGGCGGCAGTGCCATGGGCCTGTTGGCCGGCGGCTTGCGCATGGCCAGCAACGCTGCGGGCGTGCTCAGGCGCGGGCTGGGCGCTGTGGTCCTGTCGCTGGCCATGATGGGCCGCGGCGCTGCCATGGGCAGCATAGGCACCGCACTGGCCGGCGCGGGCCGCGCTGCAGGCCGCATCTTCGGCGGCGGTGCAGGCGCAGCTACAGGTGCAGGCAAGGGCCGTGCGGGCGCCGTCATGGGCCTGCTGGGCGCCGGCCTGGGGGCCGCAGGAGCCGTCGGCGGTGGCCTGGGCGGCAGTCTGGGTGGTGCAGCCGCATCGCTGATGGGCCTGGTGCGCATGACACCCATGGGCCGGCTCGCAGGCGGCCTGATGGGCGCGGGTGGCTCGATCATGCAGAACTGGGACGGCCTTTCCACCGCCTTCAAGGCCGGCGACTGGAAGGGCGTCGGCGGCACGCTGCTGGACGCCGGCAAGGCCGGTCTGGATGGCGCTACGGGCGGGTTGTTCGGCGTGGTCTCTGACCTGGCGGGCAAGGGCATCAGCGGCCTGGCCTCGTCGGTGGGCTCGTGGTTCAAATCCGGCGATGCGTCAGCACCCGACCAGGGCCGCGCCGGCGCACTGCGCCAGGGTGTCGCGGCCGCAGCCACGGCGGCCACGCTGGCCACGGGCGCCATGCCGGCCATGGCCGACACGGGCGCCGTGCGCATCGACAGCCGCCCGCCGCTGGCCAGCGCCGCTGCACCGGCGCCGGCACCGGCCCCGGTGGCCGGCGCCACCATCCATATCACCGTCAACGCTGCGCCCGGCCAGGATGCGCAGGCCATTGCCCGCGCCGTGGCCGCCGAGCTGGACCGCCGCGACATGGCCAAGCGCTCCAGCGTGCTGTCGCAGCTGTCCGATATCGATTGAGGAGCATGAGCATGCTGATCACACTGGGCCTGTTTGCCTTTGGCATCGACACACTGGCATTCGACAAGATGGCGCGCGACAGCGCCTGGCGCCATCCGAGCAACAGCCGCGTAGGCGCACGCCCCGCCCGCCAGTCGCTGGGCCCGGGCGAAGACAGCATGTCGCTCAGCGGCGTGCTCGCGCCCGAGTTCCGGGGCACGGCCGCGTCGCTGGATTTCCTGACCGAAATGGCCGACTCCGGCAAGGCCTGGGCGCTGGTGCGCGGCGATGCTCCGCTGGGGGCCTGGGTCATCGAAAACCTGCGCCAGACCGGCACACACTACACACCGGGCGGCAAGCCTCGCCGCATCGAGTTCGACCTCAAGCTGGCCCGCGTGGACGACCACCTGGCCGAAGGCAGCGGCGGCGTCGATCCCTGGCCCGATGAAGACTTCTGGGAATGGTGGATCTGATGGCCACGCAGGAATACTTGCACGCCAAGCCCCAGTACGAAATCGTCCTGGACGGGCGCGACATCACCAGCAGCGTGAACACGCGGCTGATGAACCTGACGCTGTCCGAATCGCGCGGCGAAGAGGCCGACAAGCTGGACATCACGCTGGACGACAGCGATGGGCGCCTGCCCATGCCGGGCAAGGGCTCCAAGATCGCGCTGAAGCTGGGCTGGGCCGGCCACGGCCTGGTCGACAAGGGCACCTACGAGGTGGACGAGGTGGAGCACCAGGGTGCGCCCGACAGGATCGTGGTGCATGCGCGCTCGGCCGAGCTCAAGCGCCAGCTGCGCACGCGCTCCGAGCACAGCTACCACAACAGCACGCTGGGCCAGATCGTGCGCAGCATTGCGCAGCGCAACGGCCTGCAGGTGCGCGTGGACGCGCAGTTCGAGAACCTGCGCGTGGACCACATCGACCAGACCCACGAGAGCGACCTGAACTTCTGCAGCCGCCTGGCGCGCCAGTACGACGCCGTGTGCACGGTCAAGAAGGGCAAGCTGGCCTTCATCGCCATCGACAGCAAGATCACCGCCGGCGGCCAGACCGTGGAGGCCGCCACGCTCACGCGCGCCGTGGGCGACAGCCACAACTACCACACGGCCGCACGCAACGACTACAGCGGCGTGCGCGCGTACTGGAACGACGCGGATCGTGCCGAGAAACGCAGCGCCACGCAGGGCGCCGAGGACAACGAAAAGCGCCTGAAGGACACCTACGGCAGCGAGGCCGAGGCGCAGGCCGCCGCCAAGGCCGAGATGGGCCGCATCAACCGCGCCAAGGCCACCATGGGCCTGAAGCTGGCGCTGGCGCGGCCCGACCTGATGCCGCAGACGCCGCTGAAGCTGCAGGGGTTCAAGGCGGAGATCGATGACACGCCGTGGCTGGTCGTCAAGATCCAGCATGAGCTGGGCGACGGCGGCTTCACCTCCAAGCTGACGCTGGAAACACGCGCCAAGTGAGCGAGAGGGGCGGGTAGAACGCGTCCTGGAACGGCCGGCGCAGGCCGTTCAGCGCGCGGCCAGGGTCGCCACGGCCATGATGGCGGCGCGGCCCGAATCGTCGGCCCGGCCATAGCAATCGAGCAGCTCGCGCTCGTCGGGCGCCAGGGTCTGGACCGATGCGTTCGCATGCTGGCCCGTGACCACATACAGGACATCCACGCCCAGGCCCGCCATCACGGCCAGGGCGGCCGCATTGGGCGATTGCTCGCCCTTCTCCCAGGTGGCCAGGGTGCCGCGCGAGACGTCGCAGGCGTCGGCCATGGCGAGCTGCGCCACGTCCAGACGCAGACGCTCTTGCCTCAGCCTTTCACCGATGTGATCGAAATTTCTTCTATTCATCAATTGACATGCTCGAAATTTCGAGCAATGATGCAGTCAGCGTGTAACCAAACCATCCAAACCATCCCAAATACTACATGACAGCCATGCACTCCCCCAGAGCCGTGCCCGGTATCCCTGCGGATCCGGTGCTTCATGACAGGCCCGTGCCACTTCGCATGACGGCATCCGAACGCGAACGCCACGCCCGCTATGCCAGCCGTGAAAGCCGCAGCGCCTCCAACTTCGCGCTGAAGCTGTACCGCATGGGCATGCAGCAGTACGAGCAGCAGATGCCGCCGCTGCCCCAGGCCGATCAGACGCGATAGCCACCCGCGCCGACCTGTTCACCGCCTTGTCTTCGATCCCAACTGCCCCCAGGAGCCTGCCATGCGCATGATGTGCCCCCACTGCAACGAACACGCCTACACCCGCACCAGCCTGCAGCTGACCAGCACCAGCCGCGAGACCATCTTCCAGTGCCGCAACTTCGAGTGCGGCCATGTGTTCTCGGCGGTGACCGAGATCAACCGCACCATCAGCCCCAGCGCCATTCCCAACCCCATGGTGATCCTGCCGATGAGCACGCACATCAAGCGCAAGCTGCTGCAGACCCAGCTGGACGCCATGCCGTCCTCGCAATACGAAGGCGCAGCGCACCGCGCAGCCCAGGCGGCCGAATCCGCCCAATCCACCGAAGGCGCGCGCAGCTAGCGCGGCCGGGGCGCCTTCGCCGCTCCTGACGGCGCCCCACCCGGCGCGCGGGCAGCCCGCCTGCACCGCCGCCACCCCACCCGCTTTCCCGCAACCTGCGGAGCCTGCATGAAGGCCCTGCGGGATGCGCTTACCCTGAAACGACCTGGACAGACCATGAAGCTCGGCGACCTGCGCCTTTCCGATCTGATGCGACTGCTGCGGGCAGACGATGCGCCCGCGCCCGAATACCGGCCCGAGGACCCGCCCGCGCTGCCCGAGGCCTACCAGCGCCTGAGCGTCCAGGACTGCCGCATCCGCCTGCGCGAACTGCAGCGCGAGGCCGCGCAGCGCTGCGCCAATGGCCGCTCGGGCAGCGCCGAAAGCCGCGAATGGGCGGGCCTGGCCAGCCACTACCGCATGGCCCTGGTGCTGCTGGCGGGCATAGACGGCGAGATCGAGGAGCTGGCCCTGCGCGACTGGCGCGAAATGCCGCCGCCCGAGCGCGACGCCATCCGCCGCCAGATCCGCGCGCTGCGCAGCTGCCTGCTGCCGCTGCGCGCGCTGGCCCTGAGGACCTGAGCCCATGTCCATCCTGCTCGCCGCCAAATCCACCGGCCGCAGGCTGCGCACCGCCAGCCTGCAGCAATGGGACCAGCACAAGCCCCGCCCCCACATGGTCCAGCGCGCCATGCAGGCGCTGGAAAAAGCCTTGCCGCCGCAGTGGCTGCAGCCCATGAAGCTGCTGGGCCTGGGCGACTGGCAAAAGGGCGCGCAACACGCCAACGGCCAGCCCGAATGGGCCGCCTGCCACGACGCGCTGGCCGCCATTGACGACTTTGCCAGCCGCCACGGCCGTGCGGCCGAATGGAATCTGGACGACTACGAGATCTGCCAGATGGCCAGGCGCCTGAGCGACGAAGTCGGTGAGCTCGACGCCGGCGCCCAGGCCCAGAACATGGACCTGGCCGCACGCGTGGACCTGGTGCGGCTGATGCTGCGCATGCTGGGCCTGCAGGAAAGCACGCCGCTGGCCGGCGAGCCCGCCATCCGCCGCGCGCTGGACGCGGCCTGGTGGCGCCGCATGCTGCGCCGCCACGTCACGCGCACCGTGGAGGCTGGCGCCGTCAAGCTGGGCATCGTCAACCGCCGCACCGGCGGCTATGCCAGCAATACCACCGTGCGCCGGCGCACCGCGCAGATCGAACGCAACGCCCGCGCGCTGGAGCGCAGCCTCTACCGAAACGAGGCCGGCCAGGTCTTCACCCTGGCCGAGCTGGCCGCGCTGTCGCCGGCCAACCCCGTGATCCGTGGCGGCGAGCTGATGACGCGCATCCGCGGCGCAGAGGAATATGCCGACGCGCGCAGCCACGTCGGCCTCTTTCTCACGCTGACGGCGCCCAGCCGCTTTCACGCCGTCACGCTGGGCAGCGGCGGCCGGCCGCGCCCCAATCCGCATTACGACGGCCACAGCACGCCGCGCGATGCCCAGCTGTGGCTGCGCACCATGTGGGCGCGCGTGCGATCGCACCTGGGCCGCCAGCGCATCGCCATGTACGGCATCCGCGTGGCCGAGCCGCACCATGACGCCACGCCGCACTGGCACGCCCTGGTCTGGGCGGAGTGCGAGGAGCACGCCCGGCACATCGAGGCCGCCATCCGCAAATGGTGGCTCAGCGAAGATGGCGACGAGCGCGGCGCCCAGCGCAACCGCGTCAACGTCAAGCGCATGACCGGCGGCGGCGCTGCCGGCTACGTGGCCAAGTACATCGCCAAGAGCGTGGGCCATGCGGCCCTGGCCGACCACCTGGACGTGGTGCAGGGCCGCCTGTGGGATGTGGAGCAGGGCGGCATGCCCGGCCACCGCCGCGTGGACGCCTGGGCCGCCTGCTGGGGCATTCGCCAGTTCCAGGCCGTGGGCATGCCCAGCGTCTGCGTCTGGCGCGAGCTGCGCCGTGTCAGCAAGGACCAGGTCGAACAGATCCGCATCGACGGCGACAAGGCCAGCTGGAAGGCCTGGGGCGCCAGCCACCGCCACGGGCCCGACATCCCCGCCGACTGGCGCCGCTACATGGAAGCCATGGGCGGCCACTGCCTGGCCCGCGACCGCTGGCACCTGCGCATGGCACGCCGCCCCGTGCCCGCCGGCGCCGTCAACCAATACGGCGAGGCCATCGCGCCCGGCTGCGGCCGCGTGGTGGGCCTGGAAACCCGGCGCGGCCAGTGGCTGGTCTCGCGGCGCATCGCCTGGCGCAGCGTGGCGCGCGCCACGCTGGATTTCCAGGAAACCCAAGGTGCGGAAAGCGCCGAGGTCGCCGACGTGGCCCCGCCCGCCCTGCCCGCCCGCGCGCCGCTGGCGCGCGCTTGGACTGGTTTCAATAACTGTACGGCCCGGCTCACGGGCCACACGCTGCGCGCCCTCATCGGCCGCGGCGGGCACCAGCGCGAGGACCGGGCCAACCCGGCCGGGCCCGATTCGGGTGCCGATCCAGTGCCCCATTCCGTGCTGCACCGCCCCGCATCCGGCGCCACGCCATCCAACCACCCTTTCTTGACCAGCTGATCCACCCCAGGAGGACCCACCATGCACCACAACATCACCGCCCTGCGCAGCTATCGCGCCACCCTCATACCCCACGGCGTGGACGCCGCGCAGCTGGATCAACTGGCCGACGCCCGCCTGCTGCCCGTGCTGCGACTGAAGGCTGCCAGCGCCAGCCACGCCCAGGCCTGCGCCCTGCTGGCCAGCGGCCGGCCCGTGCTGCGAGTCGAGCGAGTTGAACGTGTGGAGCGCAAGAAGGCAGGCAAGTCCATCACGCCGCGCCAGGCCTGATCAAGCACCCCAGCACCGGACACGACATCGGAGAACACCGCAATGACGCAACAGAACATGGAACTCTTTCACAGCGCCCCGCGCCTGGACACCCAGGGCATCGCCAACTACCTGGGCCTGAGCCGCGAGCACGTCACCGCGCGCCTGACCAAGCGCCCGGACTTTCCCAAGCCCTTCATCAACGCCAGCCGCCGCATCCGCTACTGGCGTATGGCCGACGTCAAGGCCTGGGCTGAGGGGCGCCGGTGA